GGTCCTCGTGGGTCTTTCTAACGCATTACCCCATGTATGTGTGTGCACGTATGAATGAATGAATAAACGAGCGAGGGTGTCAGGCAATAGCATTCGAGCATTCAGGCTTAGCCGGCTAGGAATGCCTACATTCATTCATGACAATGCGAATAGGAAGGCGCCTAGGGGAGCGAGGGACGGGCCGGCCTAGGGAGGGGAGGTCGACGCCGGCTCCTGCTGTCGTCTCTGTCAGGCCGGCTGTGTAGCCGTGTCCATCCGGGCCCATGAACCCCTGAGTAGGCGTGTGTCCTACTGCACACCTAACACCTGTTGACATAGGTCTAACAGTGCGCTATACGCGTGCACGTTCCTATGTACCTAGCCAGGACCCTAGGTCGACCGCCGTCGGGGCCGGCCCCTGCACTCCCCTCATGAATGAATGAAAGAAGTCTGCCCACGGGGTTGAATCGAGACCCTCACCTGTGTTGTCATAGTGGTGTGCCCGGAAGGAACGGCCCCCGACAAGGGGCCTAGTACCAAGGAAGCATCCGTTCCACAGTCAACTAAAGAGCGTGCTAAAGATCTACAGGCCAGTAAGACCTAGTCAGTAGGAAGAATGACGCGCCGTATACCGCGATAGTCCCTAGAGAGCTACGGGAGCTTTGATCTAGGGGTTTCAAAATGGGGTAACCTGGCAGACACAGTCTGTCGCATGTCGTGTAGTTGCCGGCATGGCGAACACTAGGCAAGCCAACAGATCAAACGTCCATACGTAAGAACATTCCCCGCGGGTGATACGTCACCCGACATGAGAGGGTAGGGCCGGCTAGCGGGCCCTAGTCCACAATCAAGGCTAGCCAAGTAGGTAAGCGGTATCGGGTAGCCGGCCCCCTCGCAGGGTCCGGGTGCCCCCTTACTGTCGCCTACACAGGGAGTTGAATCGAGACATGAACAAGGGTGATCAGTTCACAGTCGACGGTGTGACCTACGTCGTCTATCAGATCTCTGAAGGAACGACGTACAGCCACCCAAACGAGTGGTGGTTCCTTTTCAAGCAAGAGGGGTGCAGGAGCATCCTGGGTTTCACCTACCCGCGGGGGGAAGACTGGTGCAACCCTCCTTTCTACAATGTCCGTAGGGGCGGGGAACTTCTGCACCCCCGAACGTTCGAAGACGCGGTTAGGGAAACCGTCCGCTAGGAGGAATGATGGAAGAGCCGGAAGACAAGTGGTTCATCGTTACCCAGGCAGCCAACCATGGAATTGCCTTGCATTCTCGGGACATTGAAGGGTCCATGGGTCATTTCACCATTGACAGGATGCCTTGGCGTGAGTGGCTTGACAACATGACAGACTAACGTAGGTAAGGATCATCGGGTGCACAGACAACGTGCTGTGCGCCCTCTTGTTTCCGCCTACAGTTGAATCGAGACGGAAGGGTGAGCATCATGCTTGCTTGGATCATCGCAGGAATCATGGCCGTGACGTACCTCAGTGGGATACAGGCACTGAGCATGCCGGCACGGCACATCATCGAGCACCACACCCCGGACACGGTGAGCGAAACCGCGGAATGGGACGCATTCCACGCTGAGGCGTATGCCGAGTATGCGGACGTCTTCACTGCCCTGTATGAGGGTTACGAGACCCGGTGGAGTAAGAACGGCCGGCTCATGCTCCGCAACGGGGGCAGTGGCCCTTACAAGTTTGTGGCCAAGGGGAAGTAATGCTGGTCTGTTCTAAGGGCAAGGGCACCATGACGACGTTCCCGCATAAGTGCAAGGGGGAGAACAAGTGAGGCGCATTCAAGCACTGAACACCTGCACCATGGATGCCCTGTATGAGGCGCGGCGCCAAATGGACAGCATCCTTACTCACGGGGACACTCCCGACCACGTAAGGCACGCTGCGGCTGTGCTCATGAACTTTTACGGGGCGGAAATAGACGTGCGCATGATGGAAAGGGTGGAAGGCAAGTGAACGCAGGTTTCATCGCATGGTTGGTCGGTGTGGACGTCAACGACGTCGTGGCCTACAGGGACGTAGCCGACTGGCCCACACATTGGGCCGCTAAGGCTCAGCACCACATGCGGGCCCTTGGGATTGTCAGCGAACGGGAGGCACTTTCGGTGTTCCGCTCCCGGTATTACTACGGCTGACGCATAGTCACACGGTTGAATCGAGACTAGGGCCCCCGGAAACGGGGGCCGGCAGGAGGCAAAGCAATGCGAAGCATTGAGACGACAGTCGACGTGCGCCCCGGAATGGTCATCCTTACCGGAACGGCCTATTACTACGTGACTGATGTATTCCCGCGGAAGATTCGAGGACACGTCTGGGCACTGCCCAACGACAGCAAGTGGGGGCCTATTCGGGACGTACCCCTTCCCTCCCCCACATGCTCCGCTTATGTGGTGGAAAACGCAGGTGAGCTGTTTCCCTACCTCCCCGTGTCTCTGGTCAAGAGCCTCAGTCAGTGGAAGTACTTCCGTAATGACGGAGAGCCCCCTACGGAGTATGAACTTGCTTGGCGCCGTTATCAGAACGGCGCCCGCGTCTCCGCGGAATGGGGTTACTACCTCAGGAACAACGACTTGAACGAATTGGCGGAGTACTACAGGCACGGAAAGGGCTAGGCAGTGAAAGCACGCATGCTTGGAGTGTGCGGGATGGCCGGCACGGGTTGTTCGCCACGGTGCCGGCGTACGCACAAGCCTAAGCCTAAGAGGAGTAAGAGGGCTCAGCGCTCTTACGAAAAGGGGGAGTGGCGTACTTCCATCCGTAAGTACCTCAGTCGGTGAGGCGAATGGAGGTGGACAGACCCTTTACGGGTCTGTCTGCCGCATTGACCATATCGGCACGAGCAGAAAGATACGACAATGGCAATCCTGGATAAGTACATCACCCTTTGGGTTTGCGTGAATTGCATTATGCACCACGCTAACGGGGAGTGTGGAGACTGCCACAACTCTGATGGACATGAGGGCGGGGAGCCTCTTAACCGTGTCGACTACCGCAATTCTACGGCCGGCATGCCTTCTAGCGAGCACGACGAGCAGTGTCTCAGGTTCCTTATGGGCTCAGACGCTCCGGGAGATTACGAGTGTGACTGTGAGCGAATCACATTCAGCACGAGCACGTGTCAGGGGTGCGGCAGTGAGTTTCACGGTGAGCGGCACGCAATGACGGAATGGAGCAAGTGACCATGCAAAAGTATTGGGCAGTCATCAGTTGGTACGGGACTCGCGACATGGCAGACACGGAGTTTGCTCACGTTGTCTGGTCATCCAAGAGTAGTGAGGCTGCGGCGGAAAAGGCGCGGGAATGGGGGCGTAAGAACCTTGCTCCTAAGACCGCGGAAAAGGCAAAGGTTCTGTACCTGGGAATGGAGCACAAGCATGGTTAGCGAACACGAGGGCGAAACCCTCCCCCTGCAGCACAACACCTATCCGCACGAATACGGCCGGCTACACGGTTGCTCGGCATGTGAGGCGGAATGCTGGTGTGACAATGTCAGCATACTGTTGGGCGAGACAACGGAATGCATTTTCTGCGCATCCCTTGACGCCGGTTTCACTGAGACAGAGTTCTGAGCAACAGACAGGAGCATCACTCATGCGTAAGTTCATCGCATCTACTCTGACCCTTCTCGTCATGGTCGGGGGGAGCATTCTGGGGACCGCGGAAACGGCTACAGCCAAGCCTCAGACCTACCGGCAGAAGGTGATTGCCGGTACGGCCAACTACGGCCCCTGCAAGGTAATGCGAAAGACTGAGGCCGGCCGCATTGCCTACCGGGACATGATCGCTGACAACACCGATGACGGTAAGCGTCGGTCCGTCAAGGCTCAGGTTTCGTACGTTCGTCAAGGCTGCCGTAACGGGGTCTGAGTACAGCGTTCAAAGTTGAAACGAGACTACGGCCCCCGGAAACGGGGGCCGGTAGGAGGCAAGGTAATGGGAACATTCGTCATTCTGTTCAACCTGAACACTCACGAGGAATTTAGGTACGACGTACCGACACGGGAAGCTCAGGCACTAGTCGACATGATGGTATGCCTTAGGTATCCGGGCTTGGATTGGGTAGTCAAGGAATCCTCCGCTGACATTCTCGTGCCGCGGTGTGTGGACATGAGCCAGGGGGCCGGTAAATGAGCCTCACTAAGCGGTTTCAAGAGGACATAGACAACTTGACGCACCGTGCCGCTGAGGCGGCATGGCTGGAAACGTCAACGGAGCGCATGGCAGCAATCCGCAGAGTGTTTCAGGACTGCGGAAGTTCAGCACTCATCTACAACGATCCACCAACCATCACTGACTTGTTCGTAAAGGCCGTGTCGAAAGCCTTTATGGACGCTCGTAAGGCAAAGATCTACCGCGTAGCCGGCTAAGTCCTCAAGACAGGAGCAAGGAAATGACTGAATGGATTCTAGGCGGCTATGACGGAATCGAGTATCTCGGAGGGCCCTCCAAGGATGACGAGTCCTACCGCGGTTATGTGGTGCAGGTAGACGAATATGGAAATTGGTTCGCCTACCACTACAACCGGGAGACAGATAAGCACGAGTGGATTGCAGAAGGCAGCAAGGATGCGGTCAAGTCCATCCTTGCTCGTGTAGCCGGCTGAACTCCCGTGTTCGCACGCAAGCCTCCCTGGAAACGGGGAGGCTTGCTTGTGTTCATGGAAGCTCAGAAAGGAGACGCAATGGCAAGGGTAGTCATAGAACTAGATGATGCATGCGATGCGTGCTGGAAAAGGGATAAGACTCCGCGGGAGTCAGTCATGGAAATCACGCTTGACGGGAAGACGTGGTTCCTGTGTCAGGAGCACGAGAAGAAGTTTGCAAATCAATTCGTCGGAATCATGGGTGATCCGGGGGAGGGTAAGTAATGCTGATAATTAAACGGGGTACTTCCCTGTATGAGGTGAGTGAATACAGGGACCGTATAGAGGTAAATGTGTATCGAGTTTACATGTTCTCCGCAAACATTGGTCCGGAATACGTAAGGACCGTCACCATTCCTGTCACTGAGTACCGGAGGAAGGGGGAGAGTAAGTGAGTCTCGAAGCATTTGAGGGCATGAGGTACGGTCCGCTAGGCGACGCTGTAGCACTTGCCGAACCTCACACTGAGGCGGACCCGGTAGGCGTTTACGCCGCCATGATGGCTATGTGGTCGACTGCAATCAACGGTCATGTCCGGATGGACAACGGCCGGCCCGTAGTCGTCTGGACCGTGTTGGTTGGGGGCAGTGCCATCGGCCGTAAGGGCACGGCTAAGCGTGTGGCAGAAGGCATTCTAAAGCCTGCCATAGGCTCTTTCCTGAGTGCCCGGACGGAAGGAGGTGTGTCCTCCGGTCCCTCCCTCACGCAGCTCCTGTATGAGCGGCAGGAGGAGACAACGGGTACCGAGGCAGGCACCGACACACGACTTATCGTGGTGGATGAGGAGTGGTCGGAAAACCTGAAACGACAGAACCGGTGCCCCACTTTCGCATCCAAGCTTCGGTCCTGCTGGGACGGAGTGACCATTCGGCACACCACTACAAAAGTGAGCATGACGGTTGACGAGCCTAGGCTTGGATTCCATGCCCACATCACACCGGGTGAGTGGTCGGAATACGTCAAGCCGCGGGACGCAAAGGGCGGGAGTTTCAACCGGCTCTTGCCTGTGTTGGTGGAAGGCTCTAAGGTACTGCCGTACAACCACAGGGAAGTACTTCCTGAGGTACCGGAACTTTCCGAGGCGTACGATTGGGCCCGGCGTAGTCCGCGGCGTATGTCCCTGAGCAAGGATGCCGGCCGTAGGTTTGATGAACTCCGCGGCATGTTCCTTGCCAAGTTGGCAGATATGCCGGAATACCTTCGATGCTATATCGAGCGGACTCCCGAGCAAATCGTTCGGGTTGCTGCTGTGCTCACCGCTACGGAACGACGTACGACTATCAGCCGTGACGCTGTAAATGCGGCATGGTCATTCGTCCAGTACAGCATGCGAAGTGTTGAGAAACTTGTGAGGGATGACGTTACGTCGTCTCAGGGGCGAGCCGTTAAGAGCCTGCCCGAACTAGTCCGGGAGATTCTGGACCGGTATGAGGGGGAGGCTACGTCTAGCCTCATGCTCAGGGCTCTTGGAATGCGAGCAACGGCAGCAAGTCTCCGCTCTGCGGTCGAATCCATGGATGATGTGGAAGTTGTCAAGGGGCAGACTGCCTCGGGACGCGGAAGGCGTCCCGACATTTACCGGCGTATCCAGCCGGCTGAGCAAGAGGCAGAGACTCCCGAACCTGAGCCGGCCGTAGTGGCGCCGGTAGTGGTGGCGCCCGTTGCTCCGGAACCTGAGCTAGCTCTAGCGGGGGGAGGGTGGCTGTGAGCCCTCTTGAAATGCCTCAAAGGGGTGTGCCTTCCCGCTACGTACAGGGCCGGTACTCCGGGTTAGTGCGCAAGTGGTCGGATGGTAAGTGGAAGACCGAAACGGGGGGTAAGAATGCGTGAGAGTGTCTGGACCATAGTTCTGTCCATGGTCGCCATTTGGTGGGCTATCCTGTCATTCGCTGTGATCATCCAATTGGATGACGCATGGTGGCTCGTTAGGTGGAGTCCTGCTGTGCTCATCCCATGGGCACTCATTGACATACTTCGGGAGTACAGGCGTTAGAAACGAGAAAAGGCCCCCGCCAAATGGCGGGGGCCTTTTTGTGTTTGTGCCGTAGGCACTCTCTCTCACCCGGATCAGTCTCCACCGATCCCAGCACAAGGAGCCGTGCCCACTACGGGGCCGGCTAGGGGTTACTCGTTGGGGGAAGTCCAGTACGCGCGGAGAGTCTTGGCATTCTCGACACGCTGAGCAAGTTCACCGGCTCCGAGAACTACGGCAGAAAGGCTCACAGCAGCCTTCCACGGGAGCGTATCCAGGACGGCTACGGCTACAGGAGCAACCGCGGCAACGGTTGCGGAGAAGCGCACGACGTTTCGGAGTATCCATGTCTTCATTGGCTCACCTCAGCAGGAGTAGAGGGCGGAGGATGCTCAGCCGGCTAGGGCCCTAGGCCGGCACGTTGCTCCGCGGTAGGGGTTGGGTGCGACCGTAGGCACCCCTTTGAATGAATGAAAGAATGCTCCCCCATTCTTTCATTTACGCATTTGCTAGACGGAAATCCGGGCCGGCTTAGAGGAATACCTAAATGTATTCGAGTTATTCGAGGGGAGGGCAAGCCGGCTCAGCGGTCTAATGCAAATCACTTACTCGACCCAGAAAAAGCGGGTTTCGTTTGGCATCCGCTTCACAGTGAAATCCACTGATATTTGAAACGCGGTAAGTGACTCGCGCGCGGGGGCGCGCGGGCAGGCCCGGACGCGAGGGCGGGGGCGCGAGGCCGCCCGACCCTCACCGGTCACATCATTTCTTTGGAACCTTCAGCTCGTCCCAGGAAACCTTCCCAAGCCATCCGTCTGCGTCAGCTCCTCGGAAACCCAACTTGAGCTGCCACTTACGGCAGCTCTTTCGATCAACCTCGGTGAACTGAGGACCGGGACCAGACTGGTAGACACCACAGCCCTCAGCCACGAGCCTCTTCCCCAGTCGGGTGACCAGGTCAGACTTCGGGTACCGCTTGAAGAAGGCGTAGCCAGGCCACGGCTCGTACTCCACCTTGGCCGGGGGCTTGGGAGTCGACGCCTTCCCGGGGACCTTGAGCTGGTCACCAGGGTCAATCCGGTAAGGGTCCTCCAGCCCGTTGAGCTTGGCAAGCTCCTGCCAGTCGACCTTCAGCTTCCGGCCGATACCCGAGAGGGTGTCGCCGGCCAGGACCGTGTAGGCGGACCCAACGGGCTTGGGCTCAGCAGGCTTCTGGGGGGTCGTGGTGGTCTTACCCTTCAGGGCCTCTTCGAGGTCATCCCGGACAGGGTCCATGTCCATCATCTTGCCGGGGGCGTAGCCAGGGTCCCACTTTCCCGGGGAGCCCGATTCTCCGTGCCCGATGAGGCTGTACTTGCTCCACCCGTGGAAGTCGTGGACTGCCGCAGCCAGCTTGATAAGAGCCTTGTACTGAGCGTCCGTCATCTTGTGGGAACCCGAGTACCAGATTTCAACACCGTAGAAGTGGCGGTTGAAGTCGGTGTTCGCCTCGTTGTCGACGGGCGCAGGACGCTCGTCTATGACCGCGTCCAGGACGTCATCGTCCCCAAGGCCGGCATGGTTGGCACGGCCCCAGCCGATCAGGTGGACGACACCGTTCTGATCCAGACCGAAGTGACAGAGCGGGCCAGGAAGACCCGAGATCCCGTTGTAGAGAAGGGATCGCTGGTCCTTGGCATCACTACCCGTGTGGTGGACCATGAAGCCATGCATAGGGCCCCAAGGACCCTTATGGTTACGGTTGTGGGTCTCCCAGTCCTGGTATTCCTTGTACGAGACTCCCCACTTCTTGAGTTGAGCAAGAATCTGATTCGGAGTCATGGGAGTAGCCATTAGAGCCCCCTCTGTATTCGAAGCTCTTCGAGCTTCTGTGGGTCAATGGTGGAGAGCAGGGAAACCAAGTTGCGGTTGTACTGCTCCAGATGTGTAAGCCGGTTCTTGATTTCTTCCAGCTCTCCGAAGAGGCGGTCAGCCCGAGTCTTCTGAGCCTCGGCCTCTTCCTTCCAGATGCGGGCGGAGTTGGTTCGGATGCTTGCGACTACAAGGGCAGCAGCGCCGGAAACGCCGGCTAGGGCCCCGCCTAGGTTTAGGAGATCAAGCAAGGTTCCCCCTCGAATGGAATCCGCACGAGGACGGAAACCACTGAGCGGTGATCCTCGTAAGCGACTCGCGCGGCTAAGTGGTCATGAGTAAGGGGCCGCTCCCTGAGGAACGGCCCCTCTGTCTCGATTCAACTTTGGTTAAGCTCCAAGGTTGTTGGTGAAGATTGTTCCTGCACCGTCGATCTCGGCTACCTCAACAGCGAGGGTGCCCTTGGTGATCAGGACGTTGCCAGTGATCAGGTTGGGGCCGGCGTCTCCCATGGCCTCTTCCCGGATCAGGGAACGAGTGCGTCCATTGGTCGGAGACGAGGCGATGGAGTTGCCCTGAATCAGGTTGTTCTTGGAGCCGTACTCCAGGTGGATACCGGAGACCTGACCGTTCAGGGTGCCAACCTCACCAGGACTGAAGATGGTGCATCCCGTGACGCTGTTGCCGGTGGCAGCAATGAAGACGGAGTCCCCGGCAGTGCCATCGAAGTTGCATCCGATGACCTTGGTACTGGAACAGTCCTGGAGACGAACACCCTTGGTGTTATTCGTGGCTCCACCGACGAAGTTGCACGCGTCGATGAACTGCGTCCCTGCCCGGTCCAGGATGCACACGGCAGTCTCCAGCCCAGTGCCTCCGGAGCCTCCGAGGAACTCGAAGTCACAGGCAATGATCTGGTTCTCATCGCTGCTGTTCATGTAGATACCGCGGCCAGGACCAGGGGAGGTCATGGACTCATCGAAGAGACAGCCGATGATCCTGTTGTTGTGGCCGAAGGCAGCGTTGTTCATGCCTCCGAGGTACAGAGCATCGTCCCGGCATGCGATGAAGTGGACGTTGTCGAACCGGCAGGCAACGGCGCCGGCACCGTAGATGCCACCAGACGTACCGGTTGTCTGCTGTTCGAGGCAGTTGCCGTCAATGGTGATGTCCCGGACGGTGATCCGGGTGTCCTCACCGGTCATACGGAAGACGTACGCGTTGCTGCTTCCCTTGAGCTTGACCCGGGCACCCCAGCCAGACCCGACGAGGGCGTAGCCCTCACCGGCAGGCAGGATGACGGGAGTCGAGACCAGGAAGGTGCCAGTGGGGAAGTACACGGTCGTCTTGTCGGCAGCAGCCTGGTTCACCGCGGCCTGAATGGCAGCGGTGTCATCGGAGACACCGTCTCCTCGTGCTCCGAATGCCTTGACGTTGTGCCAGCCAAGGGCTGCGTCTGAGGCGTCGATGACCACTCGGTCTTCGGCGTAGTTGTTGCCGGCGACAGAGGTAACCATACCCAGGGTCACCCGGGTGTTGTTGCCTTCGTCGTAGAGGCCGGCAGCAAGGCCGTGGAGGTAGGCGTTGTCGATCTGGACGTCCCGCGCACCACCGATACGAACCCCGTACTGGGGAGAGGTGTTGGCCGTACCACCGTCGTCTGTGCCGACGTAGCACGTGATGCCGTTGACCACGACAGGGGACTGATTGCCCAGCTTCAGGCCGGCGTAGCCTCCACCACCAGGACCACCATTCCGGCCATCCCGGCGAGTCATCAGGGCGTTGATCAGAATGGCTCCGTTGCCGGTGGAGTCCACCCGGACACCGTCCCAACCGTTGCGGTCAGTCGAGCAGTTGGTGAGGGTCATCGAGCCTGAACCGGGCCAGTTGCCCCAGGCTCCAGTGATGTGGAAGCCGAACTCACCGTTCCACTCGGCACGGCACTTCTCCACGATGGTGTTGGCACAGTTGACGAGCTTGATACCGCTGAACTTCGAGCCGATGACTTGGCAGTCATCAAGGGTCAGGTCAGTGTTCCTCTCGAAGATCATGCCCGCACCCTTGACGTTGTCCACCATCACGGAGTGGAGACGCCAGGAGTAGGGCCACTCACCGGCAGCGTTGGGAGCGGAGGTGATCCCGTCATGGGAGACCTTGCGGATACAGACGTCCCGCATGACGACGTTCTGAACGTTGCCCTTGGCGTAGATACCGTCCACGACAGGACCGGTGGCCTTCGAGCCGTCGAGCATGAGGTTATACAGACGCTGCTCACCGTTGATGGCCGGGTGAACACCATCGTTCTCCCCGACAATCCGGATCATGGCCCCTCCGGTGAAGGAGGGGAGGGCCTGTATGTAGCAAGGGAAGTCGTTGTCCGTCATCCCCGGGCCCACCATCAGGTTGGAGTGGGAGCCCTGGAGGGTGATGCCCCGCGGAAGGTCGAGAGGCTGAGAGGTGCGGTAGACACCCTTGGGGAGGTAGACCACGCCACCGATGCCGGCTGCGTTGATTGAGCTCTGGAGGGCCGTGGTGTCGTCTGCTATGCCGTCACCAACGGCGTTGTAGGGAGCGTCCTTGACGTTGAGCCAGACGGACGAGCCACTGCCTCCGCCCCCTCCGGTACCCGTGGGGAGCTGTGCCGCGGGGACCTTTCCAAACTCATCAAGGGTGGCGATACCGAGAGCAGCTCCCTTCTGAGCGTTGACTTCAGCCAGGGCATCAGCCTTGGAGCCGTGAGGGTCGTCAGCCTCCACATGTTCAGCAAAGTCGGTAGCAAGGTTGACGGGGACCATGGCCACACGGCCGGCCCCGAAGTCCGCGTAGAGAAGGGTGACACCGTCAGGGCCGTAGAAGTGAGACACCATGCCCTGAGTGTCAGAAACGAGTGAAGTGATGGGGTTGCCGGATGCGTCCTGAAGGTCTGTTACCAGGCTGGCCCCAGGAGTGGGGCCGTCATAGACGTTACCTACGGCGTCAGGGACTCGGACGCCTTCAATGTCCTCAGCGACATCAGCGGCTGAACCACCAAACAGATTTCGAGCCATAGTTCCTCCGCTTAGTCAAAGTCGTTTGTCTCGTAGACTCCCGTGATGGTCAGCACCGACTTGCCGGGGATAGTCTTGAGTCCGTCCAACCCCTCCTTGAGGGTGTTGAAGTTGGTGTAGTGCAGGTAGCAGTTGGTGTTTCCGCCGTTCTCGTTCTTGCCCACGACGTGAAGGAAGTTCGGGAAGCTGCTTCTCTTCTCCGGGTTGTCCAGGAAGCCATAGAGAATGGTGTTGGTGGCCTTGGAAGTCGGCACAGGCAGAGTGAAACCAATAGCCCATCCACCCGATGCGGCATTGACTGCGGAGGTGGAGGTGTTGCTGATCTTCAGGGAGAAGTACGCAAGGCCCGGAGCTATGTACCTCCAGTAGCCCTTCCGGTTGGCCGCAGAAGGCTTGTTGGTCACCGTGAAGAGGTCAGGGGTGTACTCGACCCGGGAACCCAGGTGTCGGGTGACTGCCTGGCCATCCCGACCCATGAAGCCCTCGAACTGAGCCCCGTCCTGGTTGGTGTCCATGTCCAGGAAGAAGGTGCCGCGGGGCATCAACGCTGCACTGTTCCCCGAGTTGATCGGGTAGGCCACGTGGTGAGGCTGGTCGAACGGCATACGGAGGTTGACGCTGACGGTGGCGTTGTTCGCTCCCGCGTTGACCTCCCACAGAGGCATCTCCCACAGAGAGCCGATCTGCCTGCGAGGCTGAGGAACGATCGGGCTTGCGGCCGGCGTTCCCTGGACGAGCTTGATGTTCACCGAGCCGGTGGAGAGGTTCGCCTGAAGGACGATGAGATCCTTCCGCGGGTTGCTGGTCAGGTTGTCCGGCACAGCCACGGTGGCCGGCGCAGTGAGTTCGTAGTAGAAGCCTCCGACCCAAGCCTTGCCCGGCTGAACGACCACATTGCGGTTGGTGTTCACCACGGCCGAGAAGGGGAGGGCAGTGCTCGCATAGGAGGTTGAGGTGAGCTGGAAGTCAACCCGGTCTCCGCCCCACATACGAGCCATGGCCTGCCACTGAACCTGAGAGAGATTCTTACTGCCTCCACCAGCGGAGTCATCCGCAAACGGGTAGCTGATTTCTGCCATTTCACATCCTCGCTTCCAGTTTGCGCAGCTTCTCACGCATCTCAAATACGGACTTGTAGAGGTTCAGAGGGTCACCACTCCCTTGCTCACCGATCTTCGGAGCGACCGTTACGGCGTTGCCTCCGTCATCCACGGTGATATTCACTTCACGGACCATGTCCACGTACTCAGTTCCGTCGATCTCAACGGTTACGAAGTCCCCAACGAAGTAGTCCCGCCCGAACTTGATCTGTTCGGTGTCAATGGGATAGATCTGGAAGTTGCCGTTCTTCTCGCCTTCCTTCAGCACGTCGTCCGCGGCCTGCTCGATGACGTCCAGGTAGTAGGCGACGGCAACGGGTTTGGCGGCAGCAATGGCGTACACCACGGCGTCATATTCGACGTCATGGTTTCCTTCGGGGTCGGCATCCACGGCAGCCTCGTAAGCAGCCCTGGCAGTGGCAAGCTCGGTCGTCCACTCCTCACCATCGGGGTTCGTCCCGATGTCCTCCCAGCCGTTCTCCAGCTTCTTGGTAACCAAGGCCGGCTGGCCGTTCGAGGCGGTCTTGAGGGGGATGTCCCTGCGGTCCACGAACTGCTCGATCTGAAGACCCCACTCAGCTTCTGAGGTCGAGTCAATCTTCTGCCAGACGTAGCGCTCCTTGCCCTCGCCCTGGCAGGCGACGATGACTCTGGTCACCTTCGGAGCGGACAAGGTCCAGATGAACTCACGGAGGTTTCCCAGGTCGGTAGAGAAGCGGACCTCCTTGGAGAGGTCCCGCGGCGTATAGACGTCCAGATCAATCGTCTTGGTGTTGGGGTTGTAGAGAAGCTGCCAGCCTGTCTTCTTGTTGCTGCACCACTCAGACAACTTCTCCCCGATAACGTCGTACCTGAGGGTGTCTGCCTTGAGATCAGCGAACGGAGTAGGAGGGGTCCCTACATTGATGCCGGCTACCCGTCGATTGGTGATGGCAGAAGGGCCCATGGCCTTGTCTATCTCGTTCCACACCAGGGTATTTACGGCACCTCTGGCAGCTCGTACGTCCATCGAGCTGGACCACTGCTGGGAAACAGACTTGGAGGGGTCAGGGAAAGCGAGCCGAGAGAAGGCAAGCTTGTTGTCGGTCTTCCCACCGACGAAGACCGATCCCTCTGAGGAGTGCTGGACAGTAGTCCAGTACTTCTGGAAGTCCTCAATCTGTCCAGTGAGAAGAGGCTTCTCCACACCGTCCTGGTAGATGGCGACGCCACCTCCGCGCTGGAGTAGTTCGGCCTGCTCTGTGCCTGCCTTCACCAGGAGCTTCCAGGAGCCCTGGTCACAGAACTGAATGACCAAGTCCAACTGAATCCAGGTGTCGATCTCGCCAATACGATTCAGGTCCTTGTCCCGTACCTCAATTCTGTACATGTCAGTAGCCCTCGTATCTCGGCTGGAATATCAGCCGCACCTTGGCCCCTGTGGCACCAGGAAGAATGTCGACAGTGCACGTGGAGTGCCCTTCAGGAAGTGACCAGAGTTGCGGGTTGGGGTCCAGGACCGGCCAGTAGTTCGTATTCACGTCGTCCCTGAGGGACTTGAAGCCCGGTCTGGTGTCGATGGTCAGAGTCCGGCCGGCAGGGACAACGTCGGAGCCGTTGGACGGGGGAGTGACCCCGAAGGACTGGCCATCGGGACTGGCGAAGGTGAACCCCTTGATGGGGCCTTCCAGTTCCCACCGGGGCCACGCCTCAACGTCACCCGGGTTGGAGACGTCGACTGAGGAGCCGGCGACCATGCCTGCGTTCAGACGCAGGGGATAGAACGCTTCGGTCGTAGAGAAGAACGCCTTCCCTCCACCGAAAACCCACTGAGCTACCTGGACATCGTCCGAGTAGAAGTAGGGGTCAAAGGCAGTGAGCTGGATACCGAACTTCTTCCAGGTGAAACCTGACTGGTCCTGCGCCTCACTGCCTTCCATGCCACTCTTGTAGTAACACTTGAGGTAGCGAGGGACTCCGTCCCCCTCTACGAACTTCAGGACACAGAACCCCTTCTTGGGGTTCAGGGCCGATACAAGTCGCTTCTTCAGCTCCTTGACTGTCTGCCTGTCGATTCCGTGGAGGTAGATCGGGAGCATGATTTCCCGGGCAACTGCCCGAGCATCCCGGAACATTCCACCGTCCAGATTGGGGCTGTCATCCGAGTGCAGTTCGAACGGAGGTGCATCCAAACCCGTAGCGCCGGGCATCATGAAAATGCCCGGCCACTTCGAGTTAGAGAAGTCAGTGAGGGGGATTTCCTCCCCCTCACCGTTCTTCCCTCGGATGGATACGTACGTCCGCTCCCAGTGCACCGGCTGAGGGGGCGGGGGCCCTGTGGGTACAGGCGTGTTAACCCGCCTTAGCACCGGAATAGGCATACGTCCACCTCTTTCTTAGAGTCGACTGCCGTACATGGCGTCAATCCACTGGAAGCCTCGGAGAATTGCCTGAGGCGTTGTCTCGTGCTTGGCCTCGTTGACAGTCACAGAGACCGGCCGGCCACCACCCAAAAGAGCCTCTGTGTCCCGGTCGTTGAAGACCCGCTGACCGCCCTTTCCGAAGTCGACAAGCTCAGGACCCTTCTCACCCACCAGAGCGAGGCCAGGAGACGCAGAGAGCGTCCCAGTGGCGTATGCCGCGGGAATGGAAGGCTTGAAGCCGTAGGTGTCGGTGAAGAGGCTGTTGTTCCAACCTCGTGCACCTGGACCGACGATGACGCCGGCTCCACCTCTCGATTCAACGTTGACGCCATTGAGAGTTCCGGCTGTGTGGCCCACACCCTTATTGGTAATACCGATCATGAAGGGTGCCTTTAGGCCGCGTACCCATCCGGAAGGAGCATGGCTACCGGAGAAGGCCCCAGTAGCCCAACGACGGTGAGGCTTTTCCCCTCGAATCATGGACTCGATAGCACTCATGAAACCTGAACAGTCCCACGAGGGATTACCGTTTCCGCCCCACTGATAAGGCTTGCCGTGCTGAGTACGAGCCCAGGTAAGGGCTCTAGCCGTACCCGGCCCCCCGCTCTCTATGACCTGATCGAAGTTGGGCTTCTTGGCCGTCAGCTTGTCGTCCTTGGAGAAGTCGAAAAGACCCTTCATGTTGGGAAGGGAGTCCTTCGCCGTGGAATAGATATCGCTGACAACCTGCTCGGCATAGTCCTTCGGGCTCTGCCAGATTTCCTTCAGGCCCTGCACCGTGCTGGTGACGCCGGCATAGGATTCCTTGGTCATCTCCCAGACACCGGACAGGGCATCCTTGATGGTGCCGTACGGGTCGGTTGCGAACGACGTCGCTGAGTTGAAGAACCCGGTGATGGTGTCCCAGATATTGTCCAGTGAGTTGGTGATTATCTTCGTGATGGAACTCGGAGAGAACATGTGCTGGAGGAAGGTATTTCCTCGCTCCACGATGTTCCCTGAGCCCTTCCAGACGTCATCCCAGAAGTGCTCACCGGCAACCGGGGCAAGGGCACCACCGATGGTGCCCAGAACCTGACTGGCTCCGTTGGACGGGAGCCTCCGCAGAAGCGTCCAGGCATCCCGGGACATGAAGTTCCGGAGAGTGTCCAGACGAACGGAGGTGTCACTACCAATGAAGTGCCCACTGTCCGTGCCCGAACCGATGATGCCTCTCTGGACATCGCCCCCGAGAGGGCGGGACGAGGAATCCATGTCCATGGTCCGGGCCGCACCGATGACGTCGACACCGAGGTTGAATCCCCGTGCTGTGTCGATGATTCCCTGAAGACCGAGCTTCTCGATGATGCCGCCGTTGGCGAACTGCATTGCATCACGGACACCATGAACGCCCTTGGTACGGGCGATCTGGTTCAGCTCGTTGACTTTCTGAGGACCAACAGCCGCGGTCCACTCGGGACGCATGACTGCCTCTCCACCAGACAGGTCCAGCGTGCCGGCCGTAGGGCTGAAGAACCGGTGGACGTCGACACCCGGTGTGTAACCGGGAAGAACACCACCCATGGCCTTCTTCTTTTTCTTGCCAGAAGAGCCACCACCGGGAGCATGCTTGGAGATGTCATTCAGGGAGTCGTTGAGGTTGTCTGCCTTGCCGTCCGCCCCGTCCAGAGCATCCTTCAAGTCCTTCACCGCGGAGATGATGCTCTTGAGGCTCCGACCATTGAGAGTCGTAATCCGACCGTTCACACCGGACTTGGTGGTGCCGACCGTCTTGTAGACCTCATTGGCGGCAGAGTTGAGCTGGTTGAACTGCTTCCGGACGGTGCCGAGGCCGGCCCCGTTCAGGTTGGTCACACGGCTGCGGACACCCTTGATCTTCTCGTCCAGGTCACCCGCGGTCTTGATCGTGTTCTGTATCTGATCCCGCAGTCGGGACAGGTTCTTGCCGTTGAGGTCACCGACCGAGAGAGCCGTGTTGTCGACCTTGTTCTTCAGGTCAGTGACGGTGCCCTCAGCACCGTCAACCGTCACCTTCAGTTGGGTCAGCTTCTGATCATTCAGGTTGCCGAAGGCAGCCTTCGAGTCCCGGACCTTCTCCGTCAGGCTTCGTACCTTGTCCTGGAGGTCGGAGACCTCACCGGACACCTGGTTGAGGCCCTGGCCGTTGAGCTGGTTGACCTCTCGGGTGGTCTGGCCGACCTGCTGACGAGCAGTCTGGGCAGCACCCTGAAGGCTGTCGTCACCCGAGCCGGCGAACCTGTCGACCAACTGACGGATGGAGACGCTGTTGACTTCTCGGATCTGCCGCTGGAGGTCGGTGATGCCGTCCTCTGCCTGCCTGATGGCATCCTCTGTGTCCCGGATCTGCCCTCTCAGGCCATCAAGGTTTGAGTTCCTGCCAGTCACACGGTCCCGAGTACGAGTCAGCGGACCGCGGTCGTCACCGTCACGAAGCTCGGTGCGACGTGCACGGTAGCCGTCCCGGAAGGAACCACCCTCGTTACGGGATTGCATGCCGGCGCGGACCTGGCGACCGGTACGAGTGGCGCCACGAACACCCTTGAAGACTGCCGCCAAAGGCGTGAGAGCGGCTCCGAGGATCTTGTTCACCTTGCCGAAGGTCTTCGTCAGGAGACCGAGAGCGATAATGAACGGGAGAGCAGCAGCAGCCATCTTCAGGAGGTTTGCGAAGACCTCCTTGACCTGCGGGTGAGCATTCAGCCAGTCGGAGAACCACTGGATTTGATCAACGAAGGTGCCGATGGACGAGAAGAACGTCTTCAGGAGGGTGGTGACGTTCCCCTTCTGATCCCCACCCAGCTCCTGGACCTTCTGAAGAAGGCCGCCCTCGTAGATGGTGTTTCCGTTCTTGTCCTTGCCCTGAGCCTTGCCCATGATGGCTTCACCCAGACCGGTGTACTTGTACTCACCCGTCTTGGGGTCTTCCTCGGCAAAGAGAGAACCAAGCTCGTACTGAGCCCGCTCCTTGATCTGGGAAATACGACCCGAGATGGTGGCGGAGGTCATCCGCTCACCGAAGCCGGCTGAACCTCCAGCCGTACTGTGGTCATTGCTGTTGACGATGGGCTGACCCGTCTTCGGGTCGATCTTCAGCTTGCCGTTCTTGCCCTTGACGAAGTAGTTCGGGTCCCAACCCATGAGAAGGTTGTTGATCATGTCCTGACCCGAGATACCGCCACCCTTGGCGACAGGCGTACCAACCTGCTTCCAGAAGTCGCCGGCAGACGAGAAGCCGAACATCCGGGCAAGCTCACCGGCAGGAATACCGGTGGCCTGAACGAGCTGGTTGATGTTACGAGTCGGGGCCTTGTCCATGTCCATGATGCGGTCAACCGCATACATGGCCCTCTTGAACATCTCCGGGTCCAGGTTACCGGCACGGGCCATCGTGTCACCGATGGCCATAATGATGTCAGTGGTCTTACCCGCGGCTCGGTTTGCAGCCTCGCCCCTGGTGGACTTCTTGTACCACTCCTTGTCGTTACCAGCGATAGAGCGAATAATCTTCATCTGGTATTCGTGCATCGTGTCGATGCTGAAGGGAGTGTTGATGGCGTATTCCTGAATCTTACGCATTTCAGAAGCGGAAGATTTCTTCGAGACACCCGCAGCGGAAAGACCCATCTGACCCAGAATCCGCATGTCTGCGGACTGCACACCAATGGTGCTGAGCATGGTGGAAACAGCGCCAAGGGGCGCCAGGAGGTTCATGGTGACCAGGCGGCCGGTCTCGGTGATGTTCGTACCGAGACGCTCGATGGCCTCGCCCTGCCGGCGCCAACCCGTCCTAAGGTCAGTCAGACCCCGACCCACAGCGCGTGAGTGGTCCTGCATCTGACGCCGGTAGTCCAGGAGCTGAGCCCGGAGAGCCCGTACCTGGTCCCGGTGGGCATCCATCTGCCCCCGGAGGTCTGCAAGACGAGCAGTGCGAGCCTCGGCAAGAGTGCGCCGCAGCTCCTCACGCATCTGCTGCTGTGCACGACGATGGGCAGCCGCTTCCTCCCGGGCAGCCTTCTCGGCAGCTACGGTCCGCTCTCGGATCATCCGAAGGCGTTCACGCTCCGCGGTCTCCCAGGACCGGGCCGTGTCACGGGCTGCCTGCTGCTCTCCTCGGACCGTGGCCTGAAGAGCCCTCCGGGTCTCAGCAGAGGTGTTCTGGAGGAGCTTGGCCTTCTTCTTCTCCAGCTCGGCAGCCTCACGGAACCTCTTGCCGGCTTCCTTGCCGTACTCCCGGGTGATCTCCTGCTCGATGCGCTTGAGCACCTTCTTGGAGTCCTGAGCACCCCTCTGAAGCTCCTTCTGAGCCTTCTGGGAGGCTTGCGCCACCTTCTTGGGGATGTTGGCAAGCTGAGTCGAGATACCGTCTGAGAGAGCCTTTCCAGCCTTCTTCCCGGAAGCCCCCATCTGCTTTTCTAGCTGAGCCTTGGCCTCTCGAAGCTGCTTCTGGTTGATCTTAGGGAAGACGTCGATGTAGCCGCTGCCGACCTTGATCGGACCCCGGCCGCTGCCAGTCGTAGCCATACGGCCTCCTACAAGCTATTCATCCTGTTGAAGAACGCGGCCACTTCTTGGCCAGATGCGAACTCCTCTGGTTTGGGCTTCGCCTCGGCAGCCATCTTGGGCTGCCCTGGACGCTCAATGGGCTCAGGCAACGGAACCTCTTCCGATTCCTCAGATGAGTTAGCCTGAATGAACAGGTAGTTGCTCAGTTCGAGAGCATCGGAGATGCGAGCAGACACCCACATCTCCGGGCCCCACACTGAGGTTTCGTCCAGAACCATCAGCAGCGTGGAACGACCTGGCTTCCGCATGAGTGATTTGACACAGACGTAGATCTTGTGAAGGGACAACCGTCCACGCTCTAGGTCGTCCAGGTCCAAATGAAAGAACTCCTGAAGGTCTGCTTCGAGTTCGTCTCTGTGTTCCTGGAGTGCGCGGACGGTAGTGATCAGTTTCCCGAGTCGTTGTATCCGGCCGCCTTGAGGACCAGATCCGAGAAGTCGGAGAAGTCACGGATGGACGGGCGAGTCTTACGGAACTCAACCCACTGATCCGGACCCACGATCTCCTGAATGATCTCGAACTCAGACTCGGCCAGGGCAACTTCAAGAGGCAGGTCCAGCGGGTCACCCGGGACCGAGTAGCTAACACCCTTGTACTCAAAGGTGCTGAGCTTCGGAGCCTCTTCCGTCTCGGCCGGCTTGGGCTTGGCGGCAGCAGTCTTACGCGCAGTGGTCATGGGTATCTCCTGGAGACAGTGAGTGAGTGAGAGAGGTGCCGGGATTTAGACCTCCCGGCCAGGGTCTCGTTTCAACCAAGAGATCAGGGAGTGTTGCCCATGTTCTCCGTGGTGTAGACGTGTCCGAGGTTGCCCGCGGAGTCCAGCGCGTCAATGGTGAGTTCGAACTGCTGGGACTGCGTCCGCTGGAGGGTGATGGCGCCACGCTCGGCAACCATCGAGCGCTCCATGACGACTCGCCACAGGTGCTCGCCGTGACGCCAGTCAACGACGATGGCGAACTCCTTCAGCTCCGGAAGAGAGCTGAGGGTCAGCTTGTACTCACCGGTCGGCGTAGGAACGCCGGCAACGTCCTCAACGACCTCCTGCCACTCGGCACCGAAGAAGGTCTCCGTGACGAGCTTGGACGCCTCCAGAAGGGTGGCCTGCATCTGGAAGGCCGCGGAGTCCACGTTGTAGAGGACCGGGGCCGCAGACTGCCAGGCCGGCATAGGCGTGGTCTGAATGGTCGGAGTCAGGGTGACGCCGTTCTCCGAGACGTAACCGAGGGCCTTGAAACCCGCGGGGGCAGTGGCACCGTCACCGACCTCCTCAGGAAGGACGAGGGACTCAGAGACGGGGGCAAGGTAGATCATTCCATCCGGTGCAAACCGGATCTTCTTTGCATCTCCAGAAGGCATAGGGCTCTCCTAAACGGCTTTGGGGGCAACAAAAAACGGCCCCAAAGGGCCGTCAACTGAGGTCATGCCTCAGGGGGTTAGGTCTCCAGGTAGTACAGGGAGACCACTCCGCAGTAAACGTGTTCTCGTGAACTGCCATCCGGCTCGTAGTCCGGGAGTTCCTCGTCTCGGGAGTCCAGGAAGAAGAGATCCTTCACAGTCACCCCATTACGGAGACCTCGAAGAAGCAGCTTCCGAACGAGGAAGGCCAGTGAAGCAGCCTCTTCCCTGTCCAGGGAGTAGACCTCGTAGGCAATGTAGACCCGGTCAAGCTCTGCGTCTCGCTCTACCCGGTAACCCCCGTCATGTTCAACGTAGATGGTGGTGTCTCCGACCTCACGAGCACTCAGGTCACCCGTGACACTGCCTGGAGGCAGATCAGGGAGGCTCCGTAGGAACGTGACCACTGAGGCGATGGGATCAAGGTTCATTCCATCCTCGCCTTCAGCAGGACTTCCCTGAGGTATCGCTTACCGGGGTGCCGGCGTCCTCGCTTGTCGGTCCATCCTTGATCCTGAAGCAGGGCGTGACGAACTCGGTCATTGAGTTCCAGTGTGACGTTGCCGTAGTAGCCCTTGACGTCCTTCTCCACGAAGGCAGAGACGTTCTTCTTGATCTGGTTCCAGTTGGTATTGACGTTCTTAGCCCGAGGAGCATCCCGGACAACCATGTTCCGCAGCTCTCCAGTGACCTCGGCAACGAGTGCACCAGCCTCTAGGGTGGAGAGAACCTCGTTCTCCCAACCCCGGTGCATGGTCAGCTTGAATTCGCCATCTCTCATCCGTTCTTCGCCCTCCAGATCTTCAGCAGGGTGTGACGGGTGGAGCCGTAGGGCCAGAGGTCCGGAGGTCCGTCGATCTCGTACCAGAGCCCGCGCCACTTGACGCGGTCCTGATCGTCTATCACCTCTGTGTATGGGATGAAGACGTTGAGACGCTCCTGAGCTAGGTCCCTTTCAGGGGACCTCATCTCGAAGTTGCGGTCAGGCTGGACACTGGCACGAGAAGTGAGGACCAGGACCGGGTGATCCCAGTCCCTCTTCGTGGTGTACGTGCCCTCAACCTCAGCCGCGGAGTAGACCTCAATCCGCTCGTTGTACTGGCTCATCAGTCCGCCCTCCGCAAGGAGAGCGTTCCCACTGATGGCCTGAAACGACGAAGGGCGAACTTGGCAGCCTCAGACAGGGACTGAGGAGACGAGGCCGTTGCGTACTCCACCTCTCGCTCACCCGTACGTTCCATGGCCAGGCCAGGAGTCTGAGTCATCCACCGAATGACCTCAGCCGAAGTGGTCGGCTTGAGGACTCCGGGCAACGTGGTGTAGCCCCAGGACCCGGTGACTGTGATGAGCTGTCCCGTTGCCCAGCCGGCTTCCCGGTAGAGAACCCCGTTCCCGTACTCCCAGTCCGTCAAAGGAACTCCGTCCTCGAAGGAGACGGAGGTCACCGTCAAGTAAGGGAGGTACCTGGACGGAATGAGGATGGTGCAGAAGTCTTCTGCTGGGAGTTGGAAGGACTGGTTCGTCCTGCGCTCAAAGTCCTTACCGCAGTAGTCCTCTATCAGGACAGTGCAGTCGTCAATGAACGCCTGGACCTTGGCTGTTTCCTCGGGAGTGAGGGGCCACCCAAGACGGGTGGCCACCTCCTCAGTAGTGACAAAGGCCACTAGTCATCCCTCCCTTCAAAGGGAAGGGGTTGGTCACGGAGTCGGAGCAACCTCGGTGATGTTCACCTTGAGGCCACGGACGAACTTCTCACCGATCAGGGTCCCGCGGACGTTGTAGTCCGGGTCTTCCTTGATCGTGGTGAAGCCGTACATGGTGTCCAGGCCGATCGTGTCCGCCTTGAGGTCGTAGTCGTAGTCGACCAGCATGCGGGTGGCGATGCCGTTCACGTTCTGGACCGAGCCGGTGACGGCACCCATCGGGATGGCCGGGCACACGGAGGCCAGGAGGAACGCGCTCTTGTGGAAGAAGTACATTTCCAGGTCGAACGAGTTGTGGACCACGACGTCAAAGCCGTAGAAGGAACCGATGGTGGCCCGACGAAGGGCGTTGGTGTCACCGCTATAGTCGACGGCCACGAACTCCGGGTCCTTCAGAAGGATGGCCTCAACCTCGGGGCCGGCGATGACGTACCGCTCGGAGTGCGGAACGTTCGCACGGTTCAGGTGCAGTCGAGCGTCAACGAAGGCCACGCGCAGGGCAAGCGCACGGTCCATCATGTTCTGACGGGTACCGTCGTACTGCGGAATGGAGACCTCAACGTCACCACCGATGGCCGTCTTCTGCGCCGTGGTCAGCGCGGAACGGGTGATGTTGGCCTTGATCCAAGCGGCAATCGTGTCATCGAAGTACTCGGCCATACCGCGGGTCAGCGGAGCCAGCACCTGGCCACCGAACTTCTTCAGGTCAAAGGCAACCTGCTCCATCGAGAGGGTGGAGGCGTTCTGGGCCAGCGTGGTGAGCTGGACCGGGAACCGGGTCTCGTTGATGAAGCCGTTCGGGGCCCGACGCGCAGCCGAAGGCAGCGGACGGTCCGAGGCCGCGGCGAAGACGTTCTTGTCACCCGTGATCGGGTTCTTGATGATGTTGGAGACACCAGTCTCCTGAACCGGGATGCTCCGGGAAGGACGGTTGACGTTGATGACGTCACCCAGGCCACCGGTGAAGTCCAGCTCGGAGTAACGAGCCGGGATGGAGCCAAGGGTGAGCTGACGGTCCAGCAGACCCAGAGCAGCAATGGTCACCTGCTTCGGGTCAAGATTAAAGTGATGCGTAGTAGCCATAAAACCCCTCCAAGGGCATGAAAAAAGCCCTCCGGAGGGGAGGGCTTACAGAAGTGGCATGGGACGGTCAGATAACGGACCCATCACCAATGAAATCTGCAAGTTCATTGGGGTCCATGGACGTGAACTCACCAGCGCTACCGGACTGTCGTCCAGCACCCTGGAGGTTAGGGAACCCCTGACCAGAGTTCGCCTTGGGAAGCGACTCCACAAAGGACTTGATAGCGTCCTTGTTAGGACGTCCGTTGTCCCCGATGAACTTGGAGACGTTCAGATATTCAGCGTCGGGAAGGGTGACGCCGGCCGTAACAGCCTGGAGTGCCATTTCGGCAGAAACCAGGTCTGTCCCCACCTCACTGAGTGCGGAATTCCGGCCCTCAGTACGTGCGGTCTCAATGGCCTTCTCAGCGTCAGTCATCGTCGCCTGCTTGAGCTGATCACGCTCAGCAGAAGCGTCTTCCCACTTCTTCTCGTTCTGACGAGACAGAGTCTTCCACTTCGTAGTGCTCTTACGCTCCTCCTCCAGGAGGGCCAGAGCCTCTTCGAGAGTGGCGGGAGCCTTCGGCTCCTGCGAGGCAGTCTCCGTTGTCGTGCTAGTAGCCCCAGGAGCATTCTCCGTGGTAGGGGTCTGCTCGTTGGGCGTGTTCTCTTCAGGCATGCGCTCATCCCATTTCGGTGTTGAGCCGGCTCCCCATTTCGGCTTGCCGGCCTGCGCGGATTACTACTTCTCGTTGAGCTTCCGAGAGACATTCCCGGAGTTGCCCTGAGGAGGCTTGGCCGCCATTGCGGCTGCCTTGTCCTTCCCAGGTGCACCAGGTTCAGGGGCCTGGGGCCCGAGTTCCTGGATTTCCTTCGCTGCCTTGGCGTCTTCCTTCCGAAGCTCTCGGAAGGCTGCTATCTCGGTAGCGGTAAAGCCAGCCCGCATCCACAGAATCTCTTCCGGAACGTTGAGCTGCTTGAGCTTGAGGAGTGAATCAATGTGCTGGGCTTCGGTCCGATACTCGGGATCGGCCCAAACGGTCTCCATGGACCATTCCTCTGCCCGCTTGTCCTTCTTGACAGCGAAACAAAGTCGAATGACCTGTTCCCAGGCTTCCCCGAAGTAGAGCATCCGTTCCTTGACCTTGGAGACCAGACCGGCTTCAGCGCTGATGATGGCCTCACCAGACGGAGCCGTGTTCTGGTTCACAAGGAAGTAGTGGCTCGGAGTACGGGAAACCGAGCTGAGATGCTGCACCAGGAGGTTGATAAAGTTCACATAGTTCTTCAGGTCTGCTGCCTCGAACTGACCGAACTTCACTTCGGGGTTCTCAGCCTGAAGAAGCTTGTCGAGACCCACGTCATAAGGGGCCTTGGGATTCCCGTTGTCATCCTCTTGGATCTCAAGTCCCGTGACCCACCTCTGTGGCCAGGCTGCGAACTCAGAGGCCAAGAGAGCATCGGACGTAATCTTGTTGATTGCATCCTGGATTGGGATGACGTTGGCAAGGTCCGAGTAGGGGTCACCATTGATGCGGGACCTGTTGTGGAAGGGGACGACAGGCACAATCCCAAGAGGGTTGGGCTTCCGCTCTCCCTGCTCCCACAAGGTGTTACCAAGAGGGACCTCGTACACATACGTCTCGGTCCAGAGCGTCACCCACTGCCGGCCCCAGGCGTCCATGAAGAACCGGGCCGCGGCCTCCAGCTCCGTGCTGGAGCCGGGCTTGTACTGGACTGCCATCTCCTCTGCGGAGACAGGCGTGATGAGAGGCTCCCCATCGGGGCCGCCCCACACGATGACGTAGGCACGGCCCTGGACCATGGCGTCCAGGTGCACGGCATTGGACAGGGCATCGAGCTGGTTGCGCTGCCAGAACTTCTGAGCGTCCTCGTCCATCTTGCCCTTGCCGGGGAACCGGAAGCCCTCAACGCGCATTCGCTCCGTAGCAGAGTCGATGATGAGACCACAGAAGTTGTCTCGCCAGTCGTTGAAAAGATCCTTGAATGCGGACTTGTACCGAGCCTGAGCGAACTTCAACTTCTGCTGTTCGCCCTCGTAGTAGCTTGCGTACTTGAGGTACTCAGCACGTCTCTCGGTCAGCTTCCCTTGCAGGAACGCAAGCCAGTCCAACTCCGTCTGAGGAGGACCAACGGACGTGTAGCCGCTGGGAGGGACAATCATGGGGCCTCCTAACTAGAACCCCACGACACGGCTCCTACGGCGCTTCATGCGTCCGTCGGCTATTGCATCCGCCCTCGCCTCCAGGGCGAGAATCGCGCATACCGCAAGGTCAATCTTCCTCTTGGATCGTGGGCTGTCCTTCTGAATGAGAATTCCGACTTCGCCACCCACCGTGACTTCACGGGTAACGGCATTGAGAACGTGACGAGTAAGACGCTCGTCTCCGTCGTGGCAGATTTCCTTGGTCATCACTGCGGAACGGAAACGCTCCGTTGCCTGAACCATGCGAGTAGGCTTGTTAGTCCAGAACTCAAAGACGTACTCGGTATCCCTTGTGGCGAACTGGATAGCCCACCTACCAAGGGCTTCCTGGAAGTAGGGAGGGTCCCCGTAGAACCACTCGACCTTGTAATCCCGGAAAGCCTTGTAAACCGCAGCCTCAACCGCGAGGGTGTCAACTTCCCAATCGTCCCGAGCGTCTTTGGGGCGCTCCCAGACGTCGATCACAAAGAGCTTCCCATCACTCAGCCGGCAGCCCACAAGGCCCGTGGCGTCACCGCGGATAGAACCGTCAAAGCCAATGGCTATCTGGTCACCGAGCTTGATGGGCTCATAGCTAGAGTGAATGGCATCCCATTCGACCTTGGACATCCATCCGTCCGAGGACTCTGCGATCTGGTTGAAGTAGAACCGGCAGTAGGTGGAGTCAGGCGTTGTGCGGTCGTACAGGATCGTCTTGGTGAGTCCGTCAATATCCGCCCACGTAGCGTCCCCATACGCCTCTGTCAGCGCCTTCTTTACCTTCTCCTCATCACGGATGTCCTCAACCGCGATGTCGCCCTCAAGACAGTCGTACAGCCAGAATCCCTGAGCCACCATTTCGGACTCGTGGATTCGCTGCGCAACGCTGTCCTCATTGGGGTTGTAAGCGTTGGTAGTGGTCACCCACCGGGAGCCAGCCTTCGTCGTCTTCTCGACGTTGCGCTTGAGCACCTGATAGAAGTCAGGGCCGCCATTGGAGCCAACCCAGTGGTGAACCTCGTCCATCACAACGAATGTGGGCCGGTTACCCTCATTGGTACGGCCGGCAGTCGCCTTAGGCTTGATACTGCCCGGCTTACCAGACTTGAACTGAATGATGGACTTAGAGATCTCAAGGCCGTACTCAGCTTCAGCAGGAGACTCCGAGAGCATTCCTCGGATCATGTCCAAGGTCTGCTCGGTCTGGTCCAGCGCAGTGGCACCAATCTGCACAATGGGCAGAGGAACCGGCTTACCAACAGGGAGGCCAAAGGCATCGAAGTGACTGAACCGGCAAGGCCCCAGGAACTCCGTAATGGCCAGGGCTGCAAGGAGAGGTGTCTTTCCCCAGCCCTTTGCACGCCTTAGTGTTCCCGCGGCGTACTTCCATGTCCCGTCAGGGTTGATGGCGTAGAACCAGAGAACGAAACGGAGCTGTTCGTCAGTGAACTGCCAGGGTTCACCGGCTCGTTCACCATCAGGAGTAACGACGTACTTCTGAGCCCAACGGATGATCTGGTATCCCAGAGTCTCCTTGGGGGAGGGGACCGTGAGGGGCAGGTTGCCTGTCTGGGGCATCCTGTATCACCCCCTACACGGCTCTAAGCCTCTTGAACAACTCGTCATCCATCTCGGGTACTTCGGAGCCCTTAGAAGGGCTCTCAGAGCCTTCGTCGTCCTTCTTCTCGAAGGACATGCGAAGTCGAGCCCGGTCCTCGTTGGTGGCGCCCCACTTGGCAACCCTCTGCCGGATCTCGCCGGCCAACTTGGTGTCACCTAGGTAGAGTTGGTCCACGAGGAGAGTTGTGATCTCCAGTTCAATCCAGTCGGTTTCCATCCACGTAGCCGACTGAGGTGACTCAGCCCAGGTCTTCCAGAAGCGCTTAGCGCTGGCAGTCTGGACGGGGAGAGTCTTGGGAAGAGGTCGTCCAGGCTGAGCCTTGGGACTCAGCTCGACCTCATAGTCATGCTTGTTACGCCTTACGGCGTTCTCCTTGGGAGCTGGTCCCCTAGAACCCATAAAGGACCACCTCCCTATCCATAATGGCTTTCGATCTCTCGCAGAAGGAGGCGGGTACCAAACGTCCAGCCTCGAAATCACTGCAAGTTGAACAGACTTCAGCAGGAGTGCTGTGCCTGCTCTCGCCCTCAGGGCGATACAGGATGGGTTGGTGGTTAGCTACTTCCGCCATCTGCTCATCACTCAGAACGTGCTCTTCAGCAATCTGTCCGTCAGGAAGCACCTCAACGGAGTGCTCAGGGTGAGAACACATCAGAGTTCGTACCCCCAGTAGACTTGCTTGGTTGCCTTGTCCAGCCGCTCGTACTTCTCCTCAGTGGAGTGGCCATCCCAGATAGCCCAGTCGGCTTCCTCGTCACTGACGTCCTCGAAGAGGTCCAGATCCTCAGGCGAAATGTGCCAAGTGGCCTGTCCATCCGGGAATCCGAAGTCAATGAACAACACTGGCCAGTCAGGCTCTTCCGGGTCAGCACCGCGGATGAGTCGAGACGGGTAGATAGCTGCAAGGTGCGAGAGCAGGTGTGCTCTCTCCCGGTAGACATCCATCAGAGACGAACCCCCGGTATCTGAATGCCCTCAGGAAGCTCGTAGAGGTCTCCAAGGTCGTCAAGCTCCTCCTGGACGGAAGAGCGCCAACCAGAGCGCTCCGCGGCCTTGGAGGGCCGCTTAACGTCCTCGTAGAGGTACTCGTCATCGAACTCGTGCATCGGCTTCCATTTCCTTGAGCAGCTTCCAGAGGTCCCCGGGCGTGTAGTCGCCGGGGAAGGTGTCGGGTCCGAACAGCTCGATGCCGGCGCGTCTGTACGCCTCCACGACGAGCTGTGAGCAGATGAGGTGCCCCGAGTCCCGGACGCGGTCTCGAATCAACCGTGAGGGCACGCCAAGGCGCTTCAGGGCGATTGAGACGTAGTCCAGGAAGGAGTAGGGGGTGCCGGCCAGTTCAGTAGCCTTGAGAGCGATCTTCCAGCGCTCAACCTCGTTCAGTTCGACCAGACCTGTGGACCACTTCACAACAGGCGAAGCGTCCTCCAGCCGGATCAACTCTGCCCCGGAGGGCATGGCCTGGACGACCAGGCCGTTACCGACGTAGACGAGAGCGTGTTGGACGGGAGCGAAGTCCCCAACGAACCATTGACCGAAGTTGACGAAGGCGCCGGCCAGACCCTTGATCTTGGTCAGGCCGAAGTCGCCGGGCTTGGGTTCGGTCATCGGGGCTCCTCTCCAGTTCCTTGGCTATGTCCCGCAGGATGCGGGGGAGTGCTGTGTCAACGATGTAGGGGTAGTGGATGCCGCCTGAGCCCAGCTCGGTGACCTCCCCGTCTCCGATCTGAACGAAGACCTTGACTGGGACGTCGTACCGCGGCTTGGGCATCGGTGCTCCTACTTGTGTGGTTGGGAACCACACTTTCTCATGCAGATCCAGCAGAAGGCCGGATCTCTCATCTCTTCCTCTGTAGCCACGCCAACCCCCTGTTGGGTGAATGAAGTTGTAGGGAGTCAGGGACTTGCACCCTGTGGCACCAGCGGTGCTTTTACTCGTGCCGGCGAGCAGCCAGCCTCCCCTTCGTTCCTTGGACGGGATTCGAACCCGCAACCACTCTCGTCTGTTGCCGCCGAAGCGGCGGGGCCCCGAGTGCTCTACCTTTGAGCTACCAAGGAAGGGCAAAGTGCTGCTAGCACACCGCGGCTCACCACCGGGGGAGGCTCTTCACCCCATCACTCTGCCTCGTCCCGCAGGCTGGACTTGAACCAGCGACCTCCGCCTTATGAGGGCGGCGCTCTAACCAACTGAGCTACCGAGGGAAAACCTCGCCCACAAGGAACGAGGTGGGTTGCAATAGCCCCACCAGTGCGGGCAGGGCCCGGACGGTGAGGAGTAATTAGCCGAACTTCCTCGTCTTGGCACCGTGGCACGGTTTGCACAAGGTCCAGAGGTTGTCCAACTCCCAGGAGCCTCCCCGGGCCACCGGGACAATGTGGTCCACCTCAAGCTCGGATCTCTTTCCGCAGCTTTGACAAGCGAACCTGTCCCGAGCAAGCACCCTGGCCCTGATGGAGGGCCAGTTACCGGGCCGGCTCTGGTTCCTGGCCGATGTGTTCTGCCAGGGTTTCCGAACTTGGTGCTCTCGGCACCGGCCGTCGCGGAAAGTCTTGGAGGGGCAGCCGGCCGTGAGACATACACTCTTCGCCCTGGGCATGACCACCTCCAAGAAGTCTTGGGCCCCGGCTGGATACTGGTCTAGCAGCCGGGGCCAACTACCCTCTTGGATCTCGAATCAATCAACCTGGAACTAAAAAGCCGACCTTCAAGGGTCGGCTACTTACTCAACAGGGAGATCAACAAGAAGGAAACTTAGGGTGAGTCTCTTTAAGGAGACTCACTACTTACTTACTAACTTCTCTCTTAGTTCTAGTATAACTACTAAGAGAGTCTCGTGTCAACTCGGTTCTTCAGGAACCGAGTAACTACTAAGTATTTTCTCTTTTCTCTTCTACTATAGACGTCGGTGTCACTCGCCTAGGGTTTGTGACACAGGATGTTGAAGTGAGACCCAGATCACAGGGTTGGGTGTCTTGATCTGAATAAGTGCGTTGGCCAAAGGTTACTAGGTGGTTTACGGTGGGGCCACAACGTTGCATCGAGACCAGATTGTGACGTGTGATGCCTATGGGGGTAGCTCAAAGGGAACGCAAGACTCCGTATTGAAGTGAGACGTACATCACATGTTGAAACGAGAGACTCTCAGAACCGTTACTGACTATGGTGACCGTGTCACGGGGACTGCCGGCCTTGTGACGAAAGGGCCACTGCATGTAACACCGCCACGAAGGACATGACATGCCCACCACTCTGCTACCGCCTGATCATGAGCTAGTCAAGCTGTATCACCGGGACGTCTCCGACAAGGAGATCGCCAAGGAGTACGGTGTCACCGTTCAGGCAGTGAACAAGAGGCTGTCCAAGTTGGGCTTGTTCCGGAAGCCCATCTCCAAGCAGGTCAACGAAGCCCTGGCAACGCGTTGGTCGATCTGGGCCCCGAAGGAGGGGACCGGGCACCACAACAGGTACAGCGCCAAGGCACTGAAGGTCTGGCTACGGAGACGGCTCGGGGACGACACCCTGAGCAAGGCGCAGCTTCTTCTAGCGGAGCGCTGGGAGCGCCGGCTGAGAGAGCACAACGAGGTGCTGTGCTACGACCCGGACACTGTCGACGGGTGGTACTACAGGCCCCGGACACCCCAGGACGGGAACCGGGTCATCGACTGGCCGAAAGCGATTCCCTTCCCAGATGAGAGGTTTCGGAGGGCGCTGGAGCTGCCTCCGACCTCTAACAACTGACCGTCGATACAGCGAGACCCCCTGTGACCAGGGGGTCTTTCGTTTTAGTTAGGTAACCCTAATGGTTGTACTGGTGACTGTGTGGTCATGGTCACGTTGATTCGAGATGTAGTTGAGTGAAGAACGTGTGTACATTCCGTACGGCGGGTGGACAGTTTCAACGTCCGCCGATGACACGGGGAGGGCCCATGGTCCGTTTGCTTGCGTCTCAAGACGTCCTGGCGGGGCGGGTAGACGTACTGAAAGTGATCTACACGGGCACGGTCCAGACAACCCGGACATGGGTTGAGACGTCAGCCCTCTTGATCACTGAGGTTCTCGGAGAACCGTTTCAGCGGTACTTCATGATCGTGATGACGAACGATGTCAACGAGGATGACGTAACCGAACTGGACCGGTTGGAGCGGGAGTTGGGGAAGAACCTGAGTGACTGTGTTGTTGAACGGGAGAGAGTTCAGAAGCCACACAGCAGGTTCCCCGGAAGTAAGTACTTCGATCTTGTGACGGTGTACGGAGGATGAGAGCTCACCCACCAGGGGCCATGTCATTCAGGGACATGGCCCTTTTTCATGCCCAGGCACAGCCAAACCAGGAGGTCCAGTGAGTCGAGACATCACCACACAGCCGCGGTCCGTCTCCCAGACAGAGCAGTACGAGAAGTGCGGTTGGCAGTTCTACCTTCAGCGGGTGGAGCGGGTCGTCCCGCGGCCGGCTGCCTGGTCCTTCCAGGGTACGGCCTTCCACTCTGCCGCTGAGAAGTTCGAGAAGGAGTTCCGAGAGCCTTCGGCCGAGGAGATGGTTCAGCTCTTCTCCGACCAGTACAGCGCCTTGGTGAATAAGGCGATGGACCGGGAGCCGAACCTTGACCGGTGGATGACGGGAAGTCAGAAGCCGGCTGGGCAGGACATCGAAGAACGGTACGTTCTCGGACAGAAGCAGGTTGCTCGGTACGTCGAGTGGTCCGAGGAGAACCGGCCTGAGATCTGGTTCGATGGCGAAGGCTGGAACGGTGCGGACATCTCGGAGGCCGACGACTACATGCCCTCTCAGGGCCTGGAGCTGTACTTCAAGGTCGAGCTGGGAGGCGTCGCGGTCCGTGGCTACATTGACCAGCTGATCCAGGAGGATGACGGCTCGGTCAGGGTTCGGGACCTCAAGACAGGGTCCACGAAGTCTGAGTTCCAACTTCAGACGTACAAGGTCGCTGTTGAGCAGGCGTTCCATGTCACGGTCAACAAGGGTGACTGGTACCTCGGCAAGACGGGGAACCTCTCGAAGACCCTGGATCTGTCCGAGGTGACAGAGGAGCAGGTAGCGGCTCGGTACGTCGAGATGGACCAGGGCGTGAAGCGAGGAGACTTCCCGGCCAAGCCGGGATTCCACTGCCGCTTCTGTGACGTGAGTCATGCGTGCACTTTTTCTCGGTCCCGAGGTTGATTCGAGACTAGAAAGCTGCCATACTGGAGTTAGAGGGAAAAGGGGCTCACTGGTCGAGCCCCTTCCCTTGGCCCTAGCGGTTGATTCGAGACCCGGAAGGGGAGTCGTGAGGAAGATCAGTATGAGCCTCCGTGAGGAGGAGACGGTGTATGTCGCCGGCCGAGACATCGAGAACGCCAAGGAGCGTAAGGGAGACCACCGTTACTACGGGGATGTAGTGCGGGATACTCCGCAGGAGGCGTATGACGCTCTGGGCTACTTCGAGCGAGAAGAGTCCGGTGATGAATTCGAGGTCTTCGAGTTCGTGACCACTACTCAGGTCACCAAGGTCGACCCTCCCTACACCCGCTAGGAGCTGTCGTGAGTGCTCGACAGGCTCTGATAGACGCCATCACAGGTGCCGACGGCCTCTGCTACTGCGGTAGTTCGCTCTGTTCCACTGGAGAAGAGCTAATTGACGCCTACGCCCATGAACTTGCGGAGAGCATCCGCAACTCTGAGGAACTCCGAGACTTCACCGATGACCACATGAGCGACTGCAATGCAGCCGCGGACTTCATTGACCCGGAGGTCTCTTAGTGACTGCCAGGGAAAAGCTCGTCTCGACTCTGACGAACTCTCTGGCTGTGACCCGAGTTGGCCGGCTGGACGACATTCGTAAGGAAGCAGAGCGACTGGTTGACGAGGCTTGGGTTCGGACCACCGCAGAGGTCGACACGGATGACGAAACCTTCAGCGAGTACGACCTTGACCTTTGGGGACATCCGAGCCTCGGCAAGGTAAGTGGTCACTGGGAAGGCGACTGGCCCAACCGTGAGTATGTTAAGGACGGCTACGAGGGCCCGGATGAGGCTCGCTATGACCGGGTTGAGGCTCTCTCTGGGGCTCTTCAGTCCGGCGCCTTTGACAACGTACTGCTTGAGAACTTCGGGGATCACGCCATGGTGACTGTCCGAAAGGACGGTATCGAAGTGGAGTTCTACTCCCACGACTGACGTTTCTTCTGCTTGAAATGTTGATTCGAGACAGGGGGCCCGTTACCGTTGACGGGTCCCCTTCCTGTTGGAAGGAGAAGGATGTACTCACTCGTCCAGAGTGCGCGCATCAAGGGATCAGCGGGTGAGCCGATCCCCAATCCGAGCAAGGCCCTTCAGAAGCTCGATGTGGACTTCCGCCGCGGTGAGCTGTCCCTTGGTGCTGCCGGCCCGGGTACGGGTAAGTCGCTCCTGGCGCTGAACCTCGCTCTTCACGGTTCCATGCCGGTCATGTACTGGTCCGCGGACTCGAACGCTGCTACGCAGCTCAGCCGGGCTACGGCCATGCTGACGGGGGACGACGTCCGAGACGTCAAGAAGGCGCTCCTGGAGGACAAGTTCCAGGAGTACGAACGAGTCCTTGGGGACAAGTGGTGGGTCCGCATGTCCTATGAGGCCATGCCGACGCCGGCAGACATGGAAGCTGATCTGGAGGTCTACTACGAGGTCTTCGGCTGCTACCCACACCTCTGCGTTGTCGACAACATCACGAACGTGGACAACGGTGGTGCCGGCGATGCCGAGTCCTTCACCTTCGGCCTGGAGGGCATGTGTGAGTACCTCAACGACATGGCCCGAGAGACCGAGTCTCATGTGATGGCTCTCCATCACGTGACTGGCGAATACTCGGATGGGTTGAAGCCGATCCCTTTGTCTGGAGTGAAGGGGAAGATCGGCCGAGTGCCGTCTCTGATCCTGACTATTCACCGGGAGCCGGACGAGGCCGGCATGAACCGGGTTCTCAACATCTCACCTGTGAAGAACCGTGAAGGCTTCGCAGACGCCTCGGGCAACACCTTTGCCCGTCTGGAGCTTGACAGTCAGACCCTGCGTCTCAAGGACGCAGAGGAAGCCATGGGCATCAACTTCTAGGAGGAGTAGGCATGTTCGAGTCTGGGACGACTGTGAAGAACAAGCACACGGAGAACCGGGGCAAGGTGCTCTATGGACCCTTTGAGTCCGTAGCGTCATACATCAACGGGCCTGCCTATCTGGTGGAGATGCTCGAAGGAGATTCCAAGGGGAAGGCTGCGGTCTGGACTGCCGCTGACACGAGTGTGTGTACGTTCGAGGTGAGGCAGAAGGTCACGTTCACGTACAGCCAGAGCGGAGACATGTTCGAGCTGGTGGCCGGCCCCTTCCCTGGCGATGAGGGCGTGCCCATGTGGGTCATCAAGGACAAGGACGGGGTTCACGACACGTCATGGGAGAAGCACATGCTTCCGGTTGAGTGACCTAGATCACCCCTTCACATCTGGCACACAAGTTGATTCGAGACCTTCACGGGGTGCACACTAGAGACATGAAGACGAACAAGCGCACGAACCACAACGGCTTCGGACTCCAGCGGGACATCACGAGTGCCGGAGCGGTCCTCCACCTCAGGATCACGAACCCTCGCCGGCTGAACACTCAGACCCTCGGGGAAGTCCTCGTTCGCTACCTGCAAGGTGGATTCGAGACACTGATACTGGACCAAGGTCCCCTCAGACGGCAGAAGATGAAGCTCGTTGAATTCCTCGGTCAGCTCCAGGCCAGCTTCAACGAGAACCGGCTTCTTTTTCTGGAGCGTAAGTTGAATCGAGACCGTGTCTCGTTCTAAGACACGGCAGTGCACGAAGTGCCTGAAGAACAGGGCGCTGAGGTTCTTCACTCCGCGGGGTCGGGTCTGTTCCGACTGCCGGAAGAAGTCCAGGAGCAAGGCTTCACACGAGAACCGCGTGCAGGACGTATACGGCCTTGAGGCCGGCGAGTACGACAAGCTGTTTGAGGCTCAAGGCGGGAAGTGTGCCATCTGTGGTGGCACTCGCCGGCAGAGGCTCTCTGTAGACCACTGCCACAAGACAGGGCTTGTCCGGGGCCTTCTTTGCCGAATGTGCAACGGCCGGCTGCTTACCTCTGCCAGGGACAATCCCGAGACTCTCCGCCGTGCTGCGGATTACCTCGAACGACCTCCAGCGCTCGACCACATCGGAGAGCGCATCCACAAGGAAAACCGAAGGGACACCGACTGATGGACACCATCGTCTCGAACTACCGCGAGTACATGGGCAACGCTCACTTCATGAAGCAGCTCTACCGTGAGTATGACTTCCCCGTCAGCGTCTACCGGGAGAACGAAGATGGTACGCGGAGCCTCGTCCGGATCGACCCCGCCTAAGCCTCCCATCGGGGAAGTGCTTAACCACTACTACGGCGTTGAGGTCTCGGAGTCTCGATGGTGGCAGAAGATTTTTTGTGTCCTCCACGTTGAATCGAGACCAAGTGCTTCCGTCAACACGGAGTTGGACCGGTGGTGTTGTCACGCATGTGACATCTCGGAGGACTCCTGGTCAGTGATCATGCGAGAGGAGGGGATCGGCTTCCGTGAAGCGATCGAATGGGCAAGTGCCCGGTTCGGTGGAGACAGCGAAGTTCTATCAGAGCCAGTACAAGGGGAGCCCCGCAGAGGAATACCTGATCGCCCGCGGTTTGGGCGAGGGGGCCGGCAGGTGGCTTCCCGGGTTCGTAGGCGATTCGGTGACGGGTCATGAGAAGTATCGGGATCACCTCGTCATCCCGTACCTCCGTCCTGCTGGAGGTCCGCACAAGGTAGCTACGGTCAGGTTCCGGTGCATCCGGGATGAGTGTGTGAAGGACGTGGACGGCACCTACTTCTTCCTCAAGAACGAGAAGGAACAGCACCAGGGCCACGGGAAGTATCAGTCCCTGCCCGGTGACCACCCTCGGCTCTTCAACACTGAGGCCCTGATCGTGCCCAGTCCCTACGTGGCCATCTCCGAGGGTGAGTTCTCGGGTTGGGCCGTGGAGCTGGACGGGATTCCCTCGGTGGCTGTCCAGGGTGTGAGTGCCTGGAAGGACCACTTCGATAGGGCCTTCGCCGGCTACGAGAAGGTGTTCATCCTCGGAGACGGGGACGAGGCCGGCGCCAAGATGACGGAGAAGCTAGCTGAGCGACTTCCCAACGGAGTTCCTATCGAACTCCCTGCTGGTTCAGATCCCGACTCCCTTCGTCGTGAACACGGTGACGGAGTCATTCGTCAACTGCTTGGCCTGGAGGCGTGATGTTCGAAGTTGGTGACAGGGTCATTACCGAAACAAATGACGCCCTGACGAATCAGGCTGGGGAGGTCGTGGAGTTGTTCGATGGCTTCGTTCCCTCTATTCGAGTCCTCTTGGATGGTGACAAGGAAACTGGCTTCTCCCCGCTGTGGTTTGAGGCTCACGAGCTTCGGAAGGTGGACGCATGAGCAAGTTCGAGGCTGGTGACCGGGTTGTGGTTGTGAGGAACAACCACGATGGATACGAAAACTACCTCGGAAATAGAGGGGAGGTAACCTCCATTGGCTCGGAAGCCGAATATGAGGTGAGGGTGCTCATGGACGAGGGTTACACTCGGCAGTTCGATTCTTCTGAGCTGGAGTTCGAGCACGTCTACGACGAGCTGAGTGCGAAGCCTGCTGAGCAGTCTTCCTCTTCTCCTGCTGTCAAGGTTGATTCGAGAGACTCGGGGTTTGTCACCAAGGACTCTGGGGCTCGCGAGACCTACGCAAGCGGGATGGTTAGGGACGCTGATGGGGCCACGAAGGACAACTTCTTCCTGATGGTCCAGCAGGGAGTTCCCTACGAGGAGCAGTTCCTTACCCGGTTCGCTCAGCTCCTCACCCGCGGCGCTCAGAAGTACTCGAAGCGGAACTTCGAGCTTGCCAACTCGCCGGCTGAGCTGGAGCGGGCTCAGGAAAGCCTCTTCCGGCATCTCATGCAGTACCTCTGCGGTGACAAGACCGAGGATCACGCGATGGCCATTGTCTTCAACGTGATGCTTGCCGAACTCGTGCAGTTCCGTATGAAGAGCGGGGGCGGGAAGTAGTGCCGATCTACTACGCGTGGATTGTCGATGCTCACGAGAGCATCTGTGAACTGAACGTGGGCTCGATGCAGCTCGGGGACCATGACTTTGATTTCGACCTGGATAGCTCGGGCTACGTGGTTGAGGAAGCTCTTGAGACTCTGCCGGCCGGCAAGGCTCTCGTCATCAAGGAGGTACAGCAGTGACCGAATCAGAGATCATTATTGACTACCTGGACCCTAACGGCCTTCCGAAGGTCCACACGGTTAAGGCCGAATGTTCGCCTGAGTACTTTTCCGACGAGGTTCAGGAAGCTGTAGACACCATCTCCAAGGACGGCTTCTTCCTCGTCATGGAGGAGGCTCGATACGTTTGGATCACCCCTAACGCTGTCCTTCGGGTCTCGTTCAACCTCACTGAGACGGAGGATGGATCTTGAGGCTACTAACGCTGGACATCGAGACAAGCCCCAACCTCGCTCACGTCTGGGGCCTTTGGCAGCAGAACGTAGGTCTCTCTCAGCTCCTTGAGTCTGGTGAGGTCATCTGCTTTGCAGCCAAGTGGTACGACTCTTCGGAGACTGCGTTCTTCAGCAGCTTTCATCACGGCAAGTCCGAGATGGTTGCTGCGGCTCATGCTCACCTGGACGAGGCTGACGCCGTAATCCACTTCAATGGGGCCCGGTTTGACATCCCGCACCTCAACCGGGAGTTCATTGAGGCCGGCCTGACCCCGCCCTCTCCTTACGCTCAGATCGACCTCCTGAAGGTCGTCAAGAAGAACTTCCGGTTCCCGAGCAACAAGCTGGACTACGTCACCAAGGCTCTCGACCTGGACCACAAGGTTTCCAACGGTGGCCATCAGCTCTGGGTCAAGTGCATGGCCGGCGACTACCAGGCTTGGGAGGAGATGAAGAAGTACAACGTCCAGGACGTTGTGATCACTGAGCAGCTCTACGACCGACTTCTTCCGTGGATCTCCTCTCACCCGACTCATGGTCTTTACCAGGAGGGAGATGAGGACACCTGCACGAACTGTGGTGGGGCCAACCTGAAGAAGCGCGGGATTGCCTACACCCAGGTCTCTGCCTTCCAGCAGTACCGGTGTGACGACTGCGGTAAGTGGATGCGAAGTGGTAAGCGCCTATCCGGTGTCGAGATTCGAGGGGTGAAGTAATGGCTCACACAACCATTGAGGTCGACGTTGAGAGCGTCGACATTGCACGGGAGCTGGTTCGGAACCTGTCCACTAAAGAGCTGGTTGCTTTCGTGATTGAGATGGACGAGTTCGCGGCTGACTGGGATGTCACCAAGGGTCTCCGTGACTACTTCAACGGCATTGAGATTCCGGAGGACTGATGAAGACTCGCATCTTCACCCGAGACGAGCTTGAGGCGTTCGGCGTCCCCTACGAGTGCGGAGGGGGCGAGGGGACCGCGGAAGAGCTTCGTGACGAGCTGTACGACACCACTCGGTGGACCAACGTCTATGAGTTTGTCTTTCGGGCCCCGGACGACGGTAAGGCGTACCGCGTCTATTACGAGGTGGGTGCCAGTGACAGTCAGGATGACGTTGACCCTTGGGACTACGAAGACCAGATCAAGGCCGTAGAGGTCGAACAGGTTGAGGTAGTCACCACTGAGTGGAAGCCCGTGAAGGAGGAGGACTGATGGCTAAGAAGACGGTGCTGTTCAACCAGACCATTGGTGTCACAGTGACAGTGGAAACGGATTCCACTGACCCTGAGGAGATCATTGATCAGGCTTATGAGGAGGCTCCTGGCGGGGTTTGTGCTCAGTGTGGAGGCTGGGGGCAGCCCTGGTCTCGGGAGGACGACGGAGAGCTTGAGCCTGTGATGCATGACGGGGAATACCAGATTTACACGGAGGACGAGTGACCAAGACTGAGTTCGACTGGGAGCCGGTCATCGAGATTGCAGGCAAGGTCGCCTATGAGATTGCTGAGAAGTGGTCGGTGGTTGAAGCCGATGATGTGAAGCAGGAGATCATGGTTCACCTCCTGGAGGAGCGTGAGCGTCTTGCTCCTCACTTCGGGGACACTGACTTCCTCCGAAAGGTCTGCTGGACTGCCGGCAAGCGCTTCGCTGCGAAGGAGCGCAACCACTATGACCTGATGGACGATCAGTACTTCTACACCCCCGATGAGGTCCGAATCGCTCTCCGGTCCTTCGTCTACTCGGACGAGGAGATTGGGCAGGTCATCGGCAAGAAGGACGACCTGACTCAGGCCAAGATCTCGGACAACATCGTGACTGCTCGCATTGATGCTCAGAAGGGCCTCCACAAGCTCTCTGAGGGTTACAAGGCAGTCGTTGAGCGAGTCTTCATCTATGGCCTGCCTCCGAGGGACGCCAACGAGCGTCGAGCCTCTTACCGGGCTGTCGACAGCCTGACGCAGATTATGAACCGCAACATTCGGACAGGCCGATGATTGAGACGCGTCTTTCTCATCTGCTGTATGGGAGTAGTTACTTCGTCACGGTCACCTTTGGGGGTGACCGGAGCGAGGTCGATCTCAACTTCGGAAGTCATGAATATCCGGAGTCGGAAAATGGTTTGGGTCTTGACGACCTCAACACGCTGATTCACATGCTGTCCGTGGCTCGGGATGAGCTGGAGAGCCGACAGCCGACCAACAAGGAGACTGAATGACGGAGTTCAAGACTGAGACTGCGAAGCAGGTCTATTACCGGACCTACTCCCGGACCAAGCCTGACGGGAGTCAGGAGTCCTGGCCTGAGACCGTTCGTCGTGTGGTCGACGGCAACCTGAAGCTCGTTGATCCGCGGTACATCGAAGAGGGTGAGCGAGAGGCCCTCATCGAGCTGATTGAGAGCTTCAAGCTCCTGCCGGCTGGACGGCACCTGAAGTCCAGTGGTGTCAACGACTTTGCCCTGAACAACTGTTGGGCTGCCGGCTGGGACCCGGCGAAGCCTGAGGAGCACTTCACCTTCACTCTCCTCCGCCTGGCCGAGGGCGGGGGAGTGGGCTCGAACTACTCGGAGCGGTTCCTTGAGGACTACCCCGCGGTTCAGGTCCCGGTCAACGTCCACATCGTCTGTCATCCGGGACACCCGGACTATGGGGCTCTGAAGGAGGCCGGTCTGATCTCCACCGAGTATCACCACGAGTGGGCTGGCGCCTACGCAGTGGAGGACTCTCGGGAGGGTTGGGCTGAGGCCCTCGGGGACCTGATCCGCACTGCCCATGATCCGAAGACTCGGCACACTCAGAGGGTCTACGACGTCTCTCGGGTTCGGGAGAAGGGTTCTCCGCTGAAGTCGTTCGGTGGGACTGCTTCGGGCCCCGAGCCCTTCGCAGAGATGATGTGGGAGGTTGGGCAGATCCTCTCTCTGGTCTACCGACGTCTTGATGACCTGGACATCTTCTCCAGCATCAACGGCCTGGACGCCATGCGGATCGACCACGCCATTGCCAAGTGCATCGTCTCTGGTGGTGTCCGTCGTTCTGCTCGCATGTCGATCATGCGTTGGGATGACCCAGTGATCTTTGACTTCATCAACATCAAGGCTGAGGGAGGTCACTGGACCACCAACATCAGCGTGGAGGTGGATGAGCGGTTCTTCGAGGCTCGGGAGAAGTACTACGGCGGACAGGCGTACGAGGTTCTCCAGGCCATCGCTGAAGGCATGCTCCGGAACGGGGAGCCTGGTGTGTGGAACTCGGCTCTCACCGCGGAAGGGGAGGTGGACGGCACCTTCACCACTAACCCCTGTGGTGAGGCAACGCTGACTCCCTGGGAGCCGTGCAACCTGGGGTCGGTCAACCTCGGTGCGTTTGTTGAGTCTGATGGGGTTGACACCTCTGGTCTGGTACAGGCCCACCGGCTCATTACTCGGTATCTGATCCGTGCGACGTTCGCTGATGTGGCTGACCCCAAGTCGGCTGAGGCGATTGCTCGTTACCGTCGCATCGGTGTTGGACATCTTGGGTTTGCTGACTTCCTTTACAAGCAGGGTTGGCGGTACGTAGAGGCTTCATCCTCCACGGCCATCAGGTCCCACCTGACCACCTGGGCCCGTGTGGTGGACGAGGCAGCAGCCGAGTACGCCAACGAGCTGCGTATCCCGGTTCCGATCAAGAAGCGGGTGATTGCTCCGACTGGCACCATCAGCAAGTTGGCCGGCGTCTCGGGTGAGGCGACGCATGCCCCCTTCGCGGACTACTTCATCCGTCGAATCCGGTTCTCGAACGTGGACCCGGTGGAGATTGCTCAGGTGGAGGAGTACCGACGCAAGGGCTACCGGGTGGAGCCGTGTCAGTACGCCCCCAACACGTCTGTGGTGGAGATCCCGACGAAGGACAGTCTCCTTGACGAGCTGGAGTACCCCGAGTACTTCCAGCACGCTGGAGACCTGACCATCAAGGACATGCTGAACGTCCAGCGGCTCTACCAGAAGTACTGGGCTGACCAGGCCGTGTCCTACACGGTCAACGTCGACCCGGAGAAGTACACCGCGGAGGAGCTTGCCGGCCTCCTGGCCGAGTACCTCCCGGAGCTGAAGGGGACGACTTGCTTCCCTGAGATGAGCATGCCTCAGACCCCCTACGAGAGGATCACCAAGGAGGAGTACCTTCAGCGTGCCGCGGAAGTCGGCATCGAAGTGACCGACACAGGCTTTGACGAGGTATGCGCCTCTGGCGCGTGTCCGGTCTGATGCCGTACGTAGCGGCTCCGTTGGAGGAGCGACTTGTTGCTCGACTGGACAAGTCAGGTGAGTGCTGGATAGACACCAGGGCCGGTAAGAAGTATGGCCGCATCAAGCCTGGTGGCAACGTTCGAGTCGGCATAGGGACTCACGTCGCGGCGTACATGCTGTGGCGTGGTCCTGTTCCCAAGGGTCTTCAGGTGTGCCACACCTGCGACGTCCCACAGTGCTGTAACCCGGACCACCTCTTCCTTGGTACTCCCACTGAGAACACAGCGGACCGTGACGCCAAGGGCCGGCACTGGGCTCCGAGTGGGACGGCCCACTACAACTACAAGCACGGCAAGTACAGCAAGCATTGTGACCCACAGCACTGACTCTGTAGTTGATTCGAGACCGCAACCCTGCCACACTGGAAGTAGGAGGTAAGCGTGACTGACTTTGACCCCACCGACCCCTGGGGGCAGAAGAGCCCCTGGGAAGTTGCTCAGCCTGAGCCCCAGCCGTCCGCACCGGAGGTGCCTGTGACCAACCCGCCTGTTGTTGCTTCTGCCCCGAACCCCTTCAAGATCGGCATGACCCTGAAGGCTGCTGCCGGCTATGACGCTGAGTGGCTGACCCCGACCGTCTACGGTGCCTCTGCCGAGGAGACTGCGCAGAACGCTCAGGATCTCCTCCTGGCCATGAAGAACAAGGGCCTCATCGAGTTCTTCTCCCAGGCCGCGGAGTACACCCGAGGTCAGTACAAGGGTGGTCCGAAGACTCAGGCCGCGCCGGCTGCTCAGGCCAAACCGTCCTTCCAGAACGGTCAGGTCCAGTACAACCAGGCTGCGCCGGCTGCCGGTTCGGACCTCGGGGTGACGACCTGTGCTCACGGTCCTCGCAAGCACTTCGCGAAGGACAACTGGGAGGCGATGTTCTGCCAGGAGCGCGAGAAGAGTGCTCAGTGCCCGCCTGCCTTCAAGAACAAGAAGTCTGGCAAGTACGAGCTGAAGTAAGCCTCTTTTTTTGCTTCCTAAGTTGATTCGAGACTCTTAGTCTCTCGGGGGCCGGTAATCCGGCCGGCCCCCTTGCCCTTCGGCACTGGAGTTCTATGAATGAGAAGGCAGCAAAGATCCTCGTAGCGGGTGTGGGCGTTGCTCTCGCCAGTAGCGTGGTTGCCCACGGGGTGCTGGAGATGAACGGCCCTGAGATCAGGTCGGTTCCCGTTCCTGGCCCCACGGTGACGCAGACAGACCGCTTCCCGGTGAAGGTGCCTGTTCCGGGCCCAACAGTCACGAAGAAGGTCGTTGAGACCAAGACTGTTCGTCCTAAGGCCCCCAAGGAAGTCTCCCGCTCCAATGAGCGGAAGGCTCCTCCACGAACGACAGTCCCTCGGGGAAGTGCTCGGGACATTGCTCGAACCATCTTCGGCTCTCAGTTCTCCTGTGCTGATGCACTGATCAACAAGGAATCCGGGTGGCGGGTGAACGCCACCAACCCTTCATCTGGGGCCTATGGACTTCCTCAGGCTCTTCCCGGCTCCAAGATGGCGTCTGCCGGCGCCGATTGGCGCACTAACCCCGCTACTCAGCTTCGTTGGATGAAGTCGTACGTCGACTCCCGCTATGGCGGAGTCTGCGGGGCCTGGAACCACTCTCAGCGAAACAACTGGTATTAGGAGCTGTCGTGTCCCGGATGGAGCTAACTCCCGAAATCCGCAGGGATATTGAGCATATGAGCCTTGAGGATCTCAAGCGCTCTGTACTCGTTGAAATGCTTACAACTCCGATGCTTACCAATGAGACAGCGGAGTTCCTCCTTCAGACATACGAAAACCGACTTGCGGAGCTGTACTGGTGAACGTTGACGTTGTTGGTCGCACGATCATGACAGGTCATTCCTTTCGGACTGAATACGGCTATGAGCCTTTCGGCGACGAGAACGATCCTGACTATGTAGAGGATGCAGACGCTCTTGGTGAAGCGGCCGGCCGACTCTGCTACAAGTCTTTCAACCGTCCGAACCCCAACACGGCTCGGAATGAGGACTACCTCAAGAACATCCTGGATCAGGGGCACTTCAGCGTCCTGGAGCACTCCTCGGTGTCGTTCCTCGTCCGCGGTGTCTCTCGTGCTCTTCTCGCTGAGCTGACTCGACACCGGCACCTCTCTTTCTCCGTGGTGTCTCAGCGGTACGTGGACTACTCGAAGACCGAGCCTGTGATTCCGCCGGCTCTGGTGGACACACCGGCTGCTGAGGACATCCGCACTGAGTACCGACTTCAGACGGTCTTCTACGAAAACCTTGTGAAGTACCTCATGGATGACCTCGGAAAGAGTCGTAAGCAGGCTCGTGAGGCTGCCAGGGCGGTTCTCCCGAATGCCGCTCCGGTGGACATGGTGGTTACCGGAAACCTCCGGGCATGGCGTGACGTCCTCGGGAAGCGCCACCACGTTGCCGCGGATGCCGAGATTCAGCAGTTCGCCGGCCTGGTCCTTGAGCACCTTCGAGAAATCGCCCCTGCGTCCTTCCAGGACATCCCTGACGAGCCTTACGGGAGTGAGAAGTGAGTGAGCTGAAGCCCGGAGACAAGATCCGGATTCTGGTTGATGGTTGGGACTTCGCCCGTGTAGATGAAGGGGACATTCTGACAGTCAACTGGGTTGACGGGGATGACTTCGCTGCTGACCACTGGTACTTCGGCATGAGTGACGAGGGGAAGGGGTGGGAGCGCTATGAGGCGTAACCGCAATGACGAGCTGCTTGTCTCGGCTCTCATGGTTCTGGTGCTGGTTGGCATCCTGAGCTTCGGCATCTGGTCCCGTGTCAGTGGTCCGTGTTGGATGTGGAATTGGGCGCCGGCTAAGGACATTCCTGGTCGCTGCATCATGGAGGACAAGTGAATTACTCCGAGGAGTACGAGCTTCGGGAACGTCTTCAGGGAGGCGTGTGGACTACCCGGGGGCCATACAGCCGGGAGCAAGAAGCGTTTGACGAGATGCATCGTCGTTCCTTTACGCAGGGGCCTGGGCAGTGGCGGGTAGTTCGAGTGTCTGAAGTCGTCATTGGAACCGCGTCTAAGGCGTAACCAACTCAACAGGGGAGGTCTTCTTGAAGACGATCACAGCAGACGTTAAGGGTCCGATCACTATTTACGTGGTTGAGACCCCGGAAGACCTCCCCCACTTCTACCAGTTCGTGAACGAGAACGAGGACTTCCTTGGTTTCGACACGGAGACAACGGGAGGGTTCAACTGGTGGGATGCTCCCGGCAACTACGGGTGCCGGCTGGCTCAGTTTGGTAACTGGGACACGGCATTCATTCTCCCGGTAGAGCTGGGGGAGGTTTTCGTCCAGGCCATGAAGTGGGCCCTGGGCAAGGTCAAGAGGCTTGCAGCACAGAACCGCGGGTTCGACTTCCACGTCATTGAGTCCTGCTTCGGAGTGGACCCCTTCCCTCTGATCAAGAAGACGTGGGACACCAAGATCCTCGCTCACCTGGTGGACGGTAGGGCCACCAAGGAAGGCGGGATCGGGCTCAAGCTCGAAGAGCTGGTCAAGCACTATGTGGACTCGGGTCTGGGAGCCCGAATCAAGGGGTCCATGAACGAGATAGCCAAGGATCTCAACTCTCAGAAGGAGGTCGTTGGCTTCAAGGCCCGGAACAAGGCCGGGGAGACCCTGGAGTTCCGGTTCTCTGAGAACCCTGACATCACCAAGGAGCTTCTGAAGTCCCTGGGCTACTCGTACATCCGGGAGTTCAAGGAGGGTATCTACGGCAAGGTCACCAAGGACACGGTGTGGGGGAAGGTCCCTCTCTTCCACGAGGGGTACAACCTCTACGCCGGCATGGACCCGATCTTCGCCTATCGGCTGACCAAGATCCTGTTCCCTCTGATCCCGAGGAAGTCCCTGGCTTACGGCCTGATCGGCTGGGAGCACCGTCTTCACTGGGTCACCTACCAGATGGAGCGGACTGGTTACCTGGTGGACGTCCCGTACGTCAAGATGCGGATTGAGGAGCTGAAGGAGGAAGAGGCCAAGTGGCGCGCTGTTGCCGCTGAGTGGGGCGTCGACCTCATCGGCTCGTCTGAGCAGATCATCACGGCTCTGACGGATCTCGGCTTCAAGCTCACCAAGAGGACGAAGCCGACAGAGGCTCACCCCAAGGGGCAGCTCTCTACGGATGAGTCGGTTCTGAAGTCCATCGACCACCCGCTGACTGAGGCCATTCTCAAGGCCAAGTCCGCTGAGAAGAAGCGCTCCACCTGGTTCGAGAACATCCTCAAGAACCTGTCCCGAGAGGGACGGGTGCACGTGAGCATCAACAGTTGCCAGGCACGATCAGCACGCATGACCGTGACAGGTGCCATCGCAGCCCAGACCCTTCCTGCCGGCACCGGATACGTCCGGCACTCCTTCCTGGCTGAGGAAGGGCACGTCTCGGCAACGGTGGACTACGCGTCCATGGAGCTGATGTTCCTTGCCGCGGACAGCGGTGATAGAAGGATGCTCCAGGCGTACAACGAGGGCGAAGACCTCCACAACATCACCGCGGCAGGCGCCTTCGGCCCCATGGGTTGGGACCCGAAGGACAAGGAGTCCAAGCACCCCAAACGCAAGGCAGGTAAGGGCACCAACTACACCGTCTGCTTCGGTGGCGGTTGGAACGCAGTCTCCACTCAGTGGGACATCGCCGAAGAGGACGCCAAGAAGGCCGTGAAGGCGTTCTGGGAGACCTACCCGGCTACTCGGAAGCTCTCGGACAAGTGCACCAACGAGGCTAAGAAGAACGGCTTCATCTACACGGCTACTGGCCGACGCATCCTCACGGATGAGAGCCGTCCTTACGCCGGCATGAACTACCGGATTCAGTCGACCTGCCGGGACATTACGGTTCGTGCCGTGATCGAACTCGACAAGGCTGGATTCACTCCTTGGATGCGTCTCATTGTGCATGACGAGATCGTGTTCAGCTTCCCCAAGGAACGTGCAGAGGAGCTGACCAAGAAGGCAGCGCAGATCATGCAGTTCGTCTACAAGGGACTTCTGATCCCTGCTGATGGTGAGATCGGAGACCGGTCCTGGGGATCGGTAATTGACCGAGAGGGGTCTAAGCACTGATGGACGACGAAGAGTCGGTGGTCATCACGCTGACTGAGGAGGACATGGAAAGGGAGTACGCCCGTCTCATGGATGGGCTCCCCTATTCCAGTCCTGGACAGCTCCGGGACGCTGTATTCGGTGGAGGGGACTTCTGCCACGCCAACTGCTTTGACTGGGACCACCCTCATGGTGAGGTGTGGCAGGGCATGCAGAACTGGCTTTTCCTGATGGGTCTCGACTGGCGAGAGGAGAACTGATGGACGCGAACGAGGACAACTACAACGAGCAGTTCGAGGCCCTGACTGAGGGCATGCAGTACGAGAAGCTTCTTGACGAGATGGCTAATCGTGCTCACCTCGCTCAGATCATCGCGAGGCACAGTGCGGAGATCTACAAGGCAGGTCGGGAGGCTGGCCTTCCTCGGGATGCTGCCGGCCAGATGGCCCTTTCCTACTTCCAGTTCGAGACCTCCCCCTCTGCCATCTACATGGTGGGTGGTGAGGGATGAGCGAGGCAATGAAGGAGTTCTACAAGGCCAAGGCTGAGCGTCTTCAGTCCCAGATCGACCGTATTGGTAAGGCGTACTGCGATGCGCCTACCAATGAGGAGTTTGCCGAGGCTGTCTACCAGATCCTTCAGGAGGATGTCAGTGAGTGACGACTACGAGTTTTGGCTTGTCGAGCAGTTCGTGGACCTCGGCAATGAGTCCTTCTGGCACGAGAAGGCCCGTCTTCTTCGAAGGAGGGAGGGGGAGGGTGGAATGAAGCAGAAGGCTCATCATGTAGGCGTCCGGGATGTTCAGAATCACGGGGGTCGTTACCGAATCCGTGTGGTCAAGGAAGAGACGGTGTTCGACTCCGGGGAGGGCGAGTGACCAATGTACGACCGGACTGGACGACCTACTTTCTTGGGATCGCATCCTCAGTTTCACTTCGAGGTGACTGCATCCGGTGCCAAGTTGGTGCCGTTCTCGTGGGACCTGATCGGCGTATCCGGTCCACCGGCTACAACGGATCGGCTCCGGGAGGCCCGTCTTGCAGCGCTGGAGAATGCGAGCGATGCCTTTCTGACCAACCGTCCGGGTCAGGCTATGAGTCCTGTATTGAAGTCCATGCCGAGGCCAACGCGCTCCTCTATGCGTCTTGGGAGGACTGCCAGGGCTCGACGCTCTACGTGACCCGAAAGCCCTGTAAGGACTGCTCAAAGTTGATTCGAGCCTCTGGTGTGGTGAAGGTCGTCTGGGCTGATGCCCTCGGAGTACACAAGGTGATTCTCTGATGTTCACAGTCATTGTGACCGGTAGCCGGGACTACACGGACGATCAGAAGGTGTTTGAGGCCCTGGAAAGCCTCTGGGCATCTCAGGACGGGAACTTCGTTGTCCGGCATGGGGACTGTCCCACTGGGGCCGATCAACTGGCGTCAATATGGGTTAGGACGAATGGTGAGTGGGGCACGTACGAGGTCCCGCATCCCGCGGACTGGGATAACTGCTCGCTGTCCTGTCCTCCTGGACATCGGCGGATGAAGAAAGCGGGTGACACCGTTCACCCGGGTCTTCTGCCGGATTACTGTCCTTCGGCAGGTCCCCGGCGCAACAGGAAGATGGCTCAGGCCGGCGCAGATCTCTGCCTGGCCTTCCCTCTCGGTAATTCCTACGGGACTTGGAACTGCGTCAACGAGTGCAAGAAGGTTGGTATCCCCGTGAAGGTGATCGAGTGAACTACCTAGCTGATGCCGAACGTCGAGCGAATCACTGGTACGAGAGGTATCAGGAGGAGCGTAAGAAGAGCAGGTCTCTCCTGGCAGAGAACAAGAAGGCTAAGGAACGTGCCTTGGCTGCTGCCCGCATTGCTTTGAAGTACAAGGAGTCAGACCGGGCTATTACCCGAATTGCGGAGGCGGCTGACGGAGCACCAAGCTATGTGGCATTCGGTGAGGACGTACTGAAGATCCTGGAGGAGCTGGGTTATGAGATCACGTGACGAACGTATTGAGAACTACTACCAGCAAAGTGCTTGGGATCTGGCAGAACGGATCGTAGACCTCGAAGACGAGGTGAAGAAGATCAAGGATGAGCTGGGTAACGCACAGGCGTTCCACGATGCCCTTGAGGCTGCCGGCATCGACAACTGGGAGGGCTACGGCGAAGCTTGGGCTCGTTATGACTCGGGGGACTTCTGATGGATCGTGAAGAGCGTATTACTCAACTCGTGTTGCACATGTTCACGCATCAGATGGCTGAGCGGATTGTGGATCTCGAAGACGAGAATGACAAGCTCCTCTCAGCCCTGATGTCTGCGAAGAACGAGCTGACTCATCAGGAGCTTGACCCTAGCCGGCTGGAGTCGGCTCTTCGTATGTACGTGGCCGAGCTGGACTACGACACGCATAAGTACATCGAGTCTCCCGAGGATGGGGGGCCAGACCGTTATCCGGAGGAAGCAGGCTTCTTCATTCGGTGCTGGGAGACGGCAGGGGGCAAGGTCTGATGCCGGAAATCATCGTCTGTTACGCAACCTGTTGGGCCTGCAAGTTTGAGCAGTGCTTCGATACTCCTACTCCTCACCCTTGGTGGGACCAGGAGGACGTGGAATGTGCAGAGAACGCCGGTAGCCCGGCACCCGAAGGCAATTGCGCCTGCCCCTGTGGGAGGGAGTCCTGATGGTAGGTATTGCGGAGGCTGGAGCCATGTACCGAGTTGTTCAGACCGTAGCGGCATTCGGATACCCCAAGGGGAAGATCTGGGGCCCGTACATCGAGCGTAAGGACGCTGAGGCTCGGGTGGAGCTGCTGGAGGCCAAGGGCGGCGCCGGCCTCATTGATGAGGGTGACTTCGGCCCGGCCTGTGCCGCGGTTCGTCCGGCGTACGAGAACGGGTTGGAGGAGGTCTGATGGGTGTCTTCGATGGCGGGGCCTACCGAGTCAGCGTTTACCGGTACAGCGATGAGGACCCGGAAGACCCGGAGACCTACAACGTGGAAGAGGCTTCGGATCTTGTCGAGATCCTCCGTGACGACCCTGACGTGAGGGCCGTGGAGGTCTTCAATCTGCACTACATGATCGGTGACTACCGAGGTGATCTGTCCTTCGGAGACCCCTACGAGGAGGATGAGTGACTTCTGAGGAGTGGCTTGATCTCTGGTTGCCTAAAGCCCCTGTGATTGCTGAAGAGACGCTGGACAAGATTCTGGACCTGTACGAACTCGAACGAGGCTAGAAACACAGAGAACCCCCACCCGGCTTCGGCCGGGTGGGGGCTTTCGTCTACCTAGGCTGCTTCGTTGAAGACTGGTTCCACTCTGGCAGCATCGAAGTTGGCTCCCCGGCTCTTGGCCGGGTGGACCATCACCGCGGAGAGGACGGAGCGGACGACCTCCCGCTGACGCTCAAGGGACAGGCCCTGCCAGCCCTTCCGGATGACGTCCTCTCGGACGGGAGACTGCGCCTCAGCCATGTGCAGAGCCCGGTCAGCCTTCAGGGCGTCCCGGTCGGACTCCAGATCCTCCAGTGTCGAGACGTAGATACTGGCCCGGATCTCCTTAGCCTTCCACTTTGCCTGAAGCTCCTTGATCTCCTGCTCAACCTCGTCTAGCTCAGCCTGTTTGGTCCACTCCGTGTCCTTTTTGACCTCCAGGCCGGCCATGGACCTTTCGACCGTGGTCCAGACGAGCTGACGGACCATCTGATCCACCGGGGGACCGGTGATCTGCATACGCCCGCACTCGTCCGCCTGGCGCTTCTGGCAGGTGTAGGCGTAGGTGTCTGTCTTAACACCCTTCTGCCAGACAGGCGCTCCGTGCATCCTCGAACCACAACGACCGCATCGAGCGATCCCGGACAACAGGTACTTCGTGGTGATGTCCGGCTTGGTCTTCTTGGCCCGGCTCTTGATCTTGGCCATGAGAGCTTCCCACTCGTCCACGGAGACGATGGGAGGCCAGTCACCCATGACGTAGTTGCCGTCCTTGTCCTTCATCGGTTCGCCCTGGAACCTCAGGATGCCGGCGTTACGACACCGCATCAGGATGCGACGGAAGTGCTCTCTGGAGAAGGGCCTTCCCGTGCTCGGGTTGATGAGGTTCTCTTCGGCGAAGCGTTCCAGGATTGTGGGGATGCGGTCCCCTTGGACGAACCACTTCGTGCCTCGTCGGATCATGTCCGCGGCTACGGGGTCCAGCTTCAGCCGGTCCTTCGGGTCCCAGCCGAAGGCCGGCGTTCCTCCGTGGAACTCGCCCTTCTCCGCCATGCGCTGCGTCTCACGCCTGATGCGACGTCTGGTGTCCTCACTGGACTTGTTGGCGATGGACACGAACAACCGAGCAGAGAAGCGGCCGTCCGGAGTGGTCAGGTCGAAGTTCTGTCCAGACAGGCCGTCAAAGATCAGAGTCTTCTTGGACGTCTCGTAGATGTCGATTGTCCGCTCAAGGTCCCGCGGCTGACGGGTGTAGCGGTCGATGTCGTAGTAGAGGATGCCGTCCAGGTGTCCCTTGGGCAGATCCTTAAGCAGCCGTTCAAAGTCCTTGCGCTTCACGGTGCGGCTGAAGGCGCTGAGGTTGTTGTCCTCGTACCAAACGATCTCGTCGGGGGAGTAGCCGTGCCGTGCGCCTAGGCCGATCACGTCATCCTTCTGCTTAAGAACGCCCTTCCGCTCCCGCTCCTGGCCCTCCTCCTGAGTGATGTCTCCGTTCCTGACAGCCCGTCTGATCTCGGCTAGGTCAGCATCGGAGATGCGGAGGTACCCTGCGATAGGCACGACGAAAACCCCCCTGACACGGGTGATGCGGTGGTCAGATCCGTGTCAGGAGAGTACCGTGTTCTTGGAACTCTTGCATGTGCAGGAGTTCCAGGATCTCCGTATACGAGCCGGGAGGCTGACCAGGCATGATGACAGCTAGTGAGTGGGTTGATCACTGGACGCAACAGGCTCCCCTCATCCCCTCGGATCGTCTACGGGAGTTGATCGACAGCATTGCAGAGGATGAGGAAGAGGAGTAGCCATGACGGCTCCGAAGCGCGTCACCAAGAACCTGTCCGTCATGAGGACGGATGACCTGGACCGGAACCTGAGGGTCATCCGGGAGACAGGGAAGGGCCAGTCCGAGGCCACCAGGTGGGCCCTGTACGTGGCTGCCAACATCCTCCAGCACGCGTGGCACAACGGCCATGCAGAGCGAGGGACCATCCCGGAGATGCGAGTCATCTTCCCCAAGGAGCCGGCTGGCCAGTAGCCGGACACGAAGAAGCCCTCCCGGTCTGTTAGTCCGGGAGGGCTCTTCTTATGCGACCCCTAGCCTCAGCCCCCAGCCGATTGGCTGGTAGCCCATACGAGGAGTCTGGGAGTCCCTGGGATCATACTAGGAGAAGTCCCCCCTGGACTCAAAGGATTTGTACAGCAGGGGGGACTTCCTTCGTCTTCCTCGGCATTGCATGGCTGGCGAGGCCTGCCTTAGAAGACGCCTGACAGCCTACTAGATGAGATCACCCTTTCGCACGGCGCTGATGAAGCAGCCCCAGGCCGTGTCAGCGAAGACGACTGCGGGGCCGGCAGGGACCTTGGAGTCCCGGACGGGAAGGGCCTCGGGGATGGCTCCCTGAGCCACCTCCAGGCAGTCCCCCTGGCCGCCACTGTAAGAAGACTTCGTCCAGGCGTAGCCTGTAGCCGAGGCGTTAACGATCATGGTCATCGGATGGAGTCCTTCAGTTGTTCAATGAGGTTGGCCGATTCATCGAAGGGCAGGGCCGCCGCGCGTAGACGCTCGAAGGCACTGCCGTATCGACTGACTTCCGCGGAGTCCTCGACGTAGAGAGCACTCGTGAGGTTCTCCAGGTACACCACGTCCAGGTCTGCCGTCTCCGGGAAGCCGATGACAGCGAACGAGCCGCTCATCCCGACGTTTGGGGGAGCGTTCAGAGGTAGTACCTGTATCGAGACGTGCGGAAGCTCTTGTTTGTCCAGCAGCCATTGAAGCTGCTCCTTCATCATCGCTGGGCTGCTCTTCAGATGCGGGCGAAGAGCTGCCTCGTGAATGACTGCCCACAGCTCCAGAGGCTCAGGGCGGGAAAGGACCGACTGACGAGCCCGGCGAACATCTACAAGGGAGTTCACCTGTTCGGGCGTGGCAGTCATGCTGATGGCGCTGATGGTGGCGCGGGCGTAGGCCGCGGTCTGAAGCAGGCCCGGAATGAGCGTGGCTTGGTAGGTCCGCAGGTTGACTGCGTCATCCTCCAGGCTGATCAGGTCTTCGTAGGCCGGGGAGATGATGCCGCGGTAGGTCTGCCACCAGCCGCGCTTCTTACCGTCCCGGGCGAACATGTGGAGGGCATCCCGCTTCTCCGGGTCGGTGATCTCGTAGAGGTCCAGAAGAACATTGAGGTCAACCGGCCGGATCCCCAGCACGGCCTTCTCAACCCTGCTGACCTTGGACGGAGTTAGGTCTGTTTGGGCTGCTACGTCGTCCAGCTTCAGGCCCTTGGCTTCCCGGGCTGTCCGCAGCTCGGAGCCGAGTCGACGCGTCCGAACCGTGGGCTCTGCCATGCGCACCCCCTTCTACCTGTCCATTCTTCGCCCAACTCTGGTGCGTGGCTACAGCTTTCCACAGTCGGCCAGACCATGCCCTGATCCGACTGCAATTTTGCTGAGTTGGTTCAACGGGTTGCATCCGGGGTACGACTTTGGACACACTGTTAGTGCCAGTCCGCGTACAGTGGGTGATCACATGCAGGGATTAGGAGGCGCCGTGTCGCGTCCTGAAGCGAAGGATCTGCCAGCCGTAGGAACGGTCATGGTGGACACAGCTCGAAGCAAGCTCGGTGAGTTCCAGGGAGCCCAGGCCGGCCGGTACTACCTCCGACCGATCGGGGGAGGCCGTGAGTGGGACGTGGCGGAGAAGTGGGCCCGGGTTGCTACTCCCGGGGATCTCAGCAGCGAATGGTTGAACGCGACACAGGGTGGTAGTCGGTGACTACGTCCTCCCTGCCTTTGACTCTCAAGCCTTCTGGCCTTCCGGTTAAGCAGTTCATCGAGTGCACCAGGTGCCTGGACGCAAGCAGGGACGAGAGCGCTGTTGATGCCTGGGCTGCTGACCACATGACGAAGCGTCCGGGGCACGACACCTTCCGGACCGTCAACACAGCCAGTTGGCGACTTGTGCCGAGAGAGCACACCACAAGCCCCACGACCTAGGCGCCCGTGCGTCTGAGTCGTGGAAGGGGGCAACGGGGGCCGGTTCCCAGCTAGGTTGGCCGAGGCCGGCCCCTGTTTGCTCCGTCAGATCGTCCCGGGGAAGCAGTCCTTCGCCCTGGGACAACCCCCGCCCGGTGCCGGCAGCCCGAGAGGGAAAGTACCGGGTGGGGGCCCGACTGTGACCGACTTTGACCGAGTCGGCAGGGGAGTAGAGGGGAGGGGACCTTGAAGAGCACTCTGGGAACCGTCAAGACATGGCCGCCTGTGCCGAAGCCGGACGACGATCCGCCTACGCCACCACCGGACGACCTGACTCAGTAGGAGGTTCCATGGCTGTCAGCCGGAATCACGTACCCACTCCGCGTGATATCGCAATGGATGAGTGGAGGATGGACACGGCCCGGGGCCGTCGATACTGCCGGGTGCACCCCCAGCAGCAGATGATGCCCCTTGGCGTGGCAGATGTGTGCCCTCTGCCTCATGGCGAGACTCACGAGAAGGCTGATAGCCACTAATCCGGGGTGATATGGGGCCTCGTCCACTTCCCTCAAAGGGAGTGGGCGGGGCTTCTTTCATTTCCGGGGCTGAGTCCCTTTAATTCATTCATTCAGAGACCCTGCCGGCACTTCAGGGTGCCGGCCAACCCTCTAATTCATTCATTCTCCTGGAGGGGGTTCCGGTCGCCCCCTCCCCGAAGAGGGGGCTCCAGACACTCTGAAGATCTCCAACGGGAGGGTATACAACCCTCCCTACAATATAGATGTCGGTGTCAATGGAACCTGTTTTGGACAGAATCATGAAAAAATGAGGCCCAGATCACACAGTTGAGGGTTCATGATTCATTCATTCTGACCTGCTAGAGAGGCTCAGAGGCCATGTGGGGTCGAGAAGGGGCCTGAGAGGGGCTCTGAGGGCCGTTTAGGGGGTCTAGGAGACGCTGGAGCGGCGAAGCCGAGTTAGGGGCTCAGAGAGCCTTCTGTTCATTCGTAACCCGTACACGATCGAAGGAAGG